ATGGTTTGTGTAATGGGAGAGAGGTAAAAAAATGGTTTGTGTAATGGGAGAGAGGTAAAAAAATGGTTTGTGTAATGGGAGAGAGGGGGTACCTACCACGAACCTCCCGCCCCCGAAACGCGTTTTCTCCCCCACGCCCCCTTCGCTGGAAAACCGGAAACGCGTTTTTACCTCAAGCCTACAAACTCTCTGATTATCAACCATTTATTTAAATTATTGATAATCAATGTATTATTATAATATATTGATTATAAGCCACTTAAATAAACATATATCCCACATATTAATGTACGCGTATAATACCGTTCTTGTGTATTTTGTAACTTGCTGATAATCAGATAATAGAATCGAAATTAATACAAGTTAACAAAAAAAAGATAGCATATATATATGTAATACTGAAAAAGGTTGTATATTTGCACCGTATTCAAGCGAGAATATTGGTGTTACATAATGAAGCTATATATATACTCCCGTTGGGTGTATTGTATGGCGATACCTTTTGCCTCTTTGCGTTGTAAAGTGGTAATATATTAGGGTGATATTGTTTAACAAATAAATACATAATGTTATGATTACAAAAAAAAACGTTAACAAGCTGCAAAATTCCGTTATTAAAGAAAATGCATCAAATTTGGTAGGTGCGGTAAAGTTGTATAATGCTTTATTTGCAAATGGTTCTGATCTTAAAGCAATTTGTAAGAAGTTGGAAATACCAGCCGAATATGCTGTAAAGGTTGCAGCACTCGCAAAGGACAAAAAACGGCTGGTTGCCGTGTGTAGCCAAATGCTGCCTAAAGTAGATAATACCTTTGTTAAGTTTTCCCTATATTCTAAAGTATATAAGGATAACAAGGTGGACAAGGAAAAAGGAATTGAGGCAAAAACGGCTGACTGGTGCGCTGATAATGTGGTTTATGGCGGGGAATATAAATCTTTCGGTTTTTCAACCGCTGAGACATTGGAAGCTAAAAAAAGCGCAAAGTGGCTTGTTAAAGAAACAGACGAGTATAAAGCTACTTATGTAGCCATTAAGATCAAATCTTATTCAATTCGTACCGTTGCAAAGTGTGTGAGTGAATATTTGGCGCACGAAAGCAACCAGCAGTAAAAAAAGGTTAGGCGCGTACCGTTAAACGCGTCTGTATGCCGTTGTCAGTGGGTGCACGTCCCGCGTATGCTTTAGACTAAAGCTGACAAAACAGAGAGTTATTTTACATATTGGGGATAAATATACCGTTATCGAAGCCGTTGGTATTTTAAAGAATCGGTATTACTGCATGTACTGCATTGAATAAATGTAGTTATGTTAGGTATGTTGGTACAGTTTGGAAAACATACCGTTGTACGTGGTTTGTCTCCATATCGAAACGTGTCTTACTTGTCCACACGCAAAATAGGATAGGGCTACGGAGAATCGTAGGGCGCAAACATGTAGCCTACCATGTAGGAACATGGAGCGTCAAAACGCAAGGACACAATCGCCTTTATTTGTGGCTAAGTTGTGTAGCAGACGGAAAATATAATAACAACATAGTACGGGCCCACACTCAAGAACTACGTACTAATTGCGGGCTGTTGGTTGTAGCATAAAATTCGTATAGGATAGGAATGCGCGTTCGGTTCGATTCCGGAACAACCACTGAATCAAAAATAATATAACAACATGGAAAGGAAATTTAAAAATCACTTGGTAGATGTACGCGGATTGTCCAGGAAAGAAGCCGCAAAGAAACGGAATGCAGCGTATCGTGAATTTATGTTGTATCGTGATATTCACGAAGCATATCATTCCGAAATAGGAAAAGATAAATGCAAGCGTAAAACACATACATCACGAACATACGTGAAAGAAAACATAAACAGTATTTAAATAGGAATAGGGTTGTTCTGAATATCGGAACAGCCCTATTTTCGTATCCTACTCTTTCTATTTACGGGTAGGATATTCTGAGAGTGAACGGCGGATGCGGACAATATTGGTCTAAAACGAAACAAAAATAGTGACATTCGGATATAACGCCGGTATTTTGTCTATATATAATCGTTCAAATTTGTCTAAAACGAAACTAAAGGCGGTTTTCGGACCTAAAATAGGGTGTCGGATGCCGCCTTTTTCGTCTCTATGGAATTGAAATTAGGCTTATTGTATTTTTCTTAAAAATGAGGTATGCTTGATTATCAATTAGTTATATTTTATAATACCCGTATTTTAGGACATACTTATTGTATTTTTTTTATTTTATGTGGTGGTTTTTATTAGTCGCTGATCTATATTTTCTATCGGTTGGTATCCGTTCTATGTTAGAGTACGGACCGGATCAGTATAATGTTGTAATGGTCTTTTGCTTTTTGTTATTGGCTATTGTTATAGGTTTGAATATCTATTTTGATAGGAGTAGGAGGCGGTAGGGCGTGGGCTGAAGGTTCTCTATTCTCTCTATGGAATGATATCCCATCCAAACAATCCACACTCCATGCCATAGTATAAGCCTGTAGCGTTCTACTTAAGCCGGTAGTAGGTGCGAGAGCGTAGGTTCTATGCGGAAAGTGAGAAAGATGGACGGGAGTTGGAGAGGGGGAGAGGGAGGGCACTTCCTTCCCACAAAATTCATAGGTTTTCCCACAAAATTCAACAGATCAGAGTTTTAAAACAGTATTCTGTAGGTTTTCCCACAAAATTCAACAGATCAGAGTTTTAAAACAACAATATTAAGATCAATATCGTTTTTAAACATCATTCTATAGGTTTCTTCCAACAGATTAATGGTTGAAGCCTGCATTGTGTGAGTATTTTTTTTAAGTGAAATGTTTAACAATTAAAATATGGACAATATGAACGTATATGATTTTGCACCTGATTTAGATTTAAGTAAAGAAGTAGCAGGTTCCATTTTTGGGGTAAGAGGAATGGAAGGCAGTGATGGTATAGTGTATGCTAAGGTAGTTAGCTGTATAGACGTCAAGGATTACAGTTGTGAGAGATGTATTTTTTATGATTGTTATAAGGATACATGTTCGTTATGGGGTAGTGATAGTTGTATAGATGGGGATTGGTTTTGTAGGTACGAACAGGCTGCCATAGAGGGGGGGGAGTAGGCGGCGTCTTGGGCTAAGGCCTGCGGTTGTAGGTGAAACGTAGGTCGGAGCAGAGCCGGGACAGTTTATTGTGGAACGTAAAAATAAAAAGGAGGAGATAGCGATATGAAAAAGGCATTTAAGATATTTTCTATTATGTTCGTCATAGAAATAGTGCTGATAGCTATTTTAGACGCTATGGCGTGAGAATGATTTTCTTCATTAATTTTCTTATGCTTTAGACAGAATGCTCCCGTCTGCGAAGATCGGAGCATTTGCTTTATGGGATTCATGGTGCAGCAGGTCGGTTCGATTCCGGCGATCTCACACAATATTAAAATAAGGAAAGAACATGTTAAAAGAAGAATTTGAAAAACTGCTTAAAAGAGAAGTAAGCGAAAATCAGTATAAAAACATAGAAACGACATACGAGGCTTTGCCGGAGTATATAGATAAGATGTATTTTGTGAGTGCTATTTCAAATGATATTGGGAAAGCTATTAATGTCTTATCGTTTTTAGGATCGTATATAAGTGAATCAAGGGATTTGATAGTGGCCGAAAGGCGAAAGGTGGAATCATGTGCTTATGATCTAATAAACAAAGCACATAATGAGGATGATTTACAGGCAAGAGAGATTGCTGTGAGATTAATAGGAGAGAGGGAAGCAGTGGCATACACAATAAAAGAAGGGCTGCCATTGTGGGAACAAGATAAAAAGTTTATAATAGAATTAATGAAGGAGGAAATAAAATGAAAGATGGCATTACATTGCATCCAGAACATGGATTGAATCCGTCTATAGAAGTCTGCATGATATGTGGTGCAGAGATGGGCATTGCCTTATTAGGGAATAATATTAAAGGTCAGGCGCCGCATCATATATGTACGGGCGGAGTATGTGACGATTGCAAAAAGATAATAGATGATGGTGGTTGTTTTATTATCGAGGTTGAAGATGGTTCAGATCAAAAGAATCCGTATCGTACAGGAAGATATTGTGCGATAAAGAAAGGGGTGGCAAAGAAAATGTTTGGGAAGGAGCATAGTATTGTGTACATGGAAAAGTCTGCATTCAGTCAAATGATACCACAAAAATGAAGAAGGATATGTTTACAAAAGAAGAAAGATTATTTATATGGAAACAAGTATATGATATAATCGATAGGTCAGAGAATGGGCAATACATATGCATTGCATTAAAAAATGTAGTATTTTATTTTTTCAAAACACATAAAGAAATAGAATTTATGAGTTTAGACGAAATGGTGAGAATATATTTCCCGGAATTGAGGGCAAGGAGAAGTATGGCTACAGAACCAGAGGGAATATGGAGGATATATGGATGGTTTGGTTGTATTAGTTCAGAAACGAAGGAGGTGAGACTGAATATTGTAAAAGATATTATAAAAGAATTAGAATAGTATTTTTGTTAACCTATTTTATTCATCAAATTAAGTTTTGGGTTTTGGCATGTCGGTTCGTGAGGATAGGCATGCCTATTTTTATGTCATAGAGGGATGACGCGGCGTGCCGGCATGTATGTGCCGGTCCTGGTTCGATTCTGGGCATCTCACAAACAATAAAACAAAAGAGTTATGAGAATATACAAGAATGATATTATAAAGGCGTCAGCGATAAGCACCAGCGACGACAGGGGATTATTACTGTGTTCAATAACAGATTCGGGATTCACGTCTATAGCTGGTGTAATATCGGCTATTAAAGACAAGTTGCCAAACAAAGATCATAAGAAGATGGTTTTTGAAATTTTGAATGATACGAAAAAAAGAGTACGGAAGATATAATAATTGCGGAGGAAAAGTATTATGAGAAAAAATATAAAGAGCTTTTTATTGCCTTCAATACGTATTCTAAGACGTATTCATAATAACAATCATCCTAAACCAGTAAAAAGGAATGAAAAAAAACAGGATAGAGAGGGAGTTTGATATTAATGGAAAGAAAATAATGGCTTATTCAAGAAAGGATGCCATTAAAAGATTAAAACATAAGAAGTAGAAAACGGATTTTTATGTTAATGTTAGTTTTTTCATTTTTATTGAAAGGAGCGCCGGCCTGTGAAGGTATGCGCTCTTTGTATTTGTATAATGCATAAAACAATAATAATATGACAGAGAATAGTATAGACGTAAATATCGTACCTGTAAAGAATGGTATGAAACGTGTTGTGGTATCATATTACCATTATTCACGCAAGGAGAAAGATCGCATGAGTTCTCAAACGGATTACGTGTGGGAAACAGGGAATGAAGAGATGTTTAAATACTTTGAGGCCAGGAGGACAAAAGTATTTTATAGTCAGATTCGTGCCATGTGTAGATTCTATGGCAAGAAAAATGTACGTAAATACAAAAAGCTATGATATTAAAAACGACAACCAACGAGTTTTGTTTCATCAGCGTAAGTTTCTATGAAACAATAGCGGATCCTCGTCATTTCTTTGAACAGGATTATGAAGAGATGCCAGAATACGAGGAAGAAGCAGATTTTGATTTTGATTCTTATTGCAATAAGTTTATTCCTTTTATACAGGAATGGGCGAATGAGGTAAGTGAACGCCTTTATGAATATGGCGTGAATAACATAAAGGTAACATCGGTCGGACATCCGAGAGAATACAATTATTATACTGATTGGATGAATGTGGAGGTAGAATTTTGTGATGAATGGAGGCAAAAGATGTTATCTAACATTGGTAAGATTGTTAATGATGATAAATGCAAGAAGTATGCGGAGGCTAATTATCGGTCGGTATCAGGATACATCTTTTTAGGACCTGAAGATTTAAAGGAATTTGAAAAGAAAATAATAGAAAGAAAGTCAGATTCGGGATATGATGTAACAATATTATTAAATATGTATCTAACTTTGGCTTTTGTAAAAGAATTTGGATTTAAAGCCGGAGAAGCGTGGAGTGAAATAACAGAATATGCTTACGGATGTTTATCGTATTCCGATTTTGCAACAACAGAGATGCTTATACCGGAAGGTTCGGAGCATTTATTCAAAGACATTTACACGGCAAAGGCCGACGAATTATATCATCATGTCCTGGATAAATTCGGATGGGCGTGGCGTGATCCGAAATATAAATCAGAAACAGAATTATGCTCGATGTTAAAATGGGCAAAAGAAAAAGGCTTGACCATTGAAGAGTTAAGTATTTAATTGTTAAACATAAGGCAGTAGTGGTGCGTGAGTATAGGTGCTGCCGTTAAAATATTTTATAAGATGAAAAAAGAAGAGATTCAAACTATTTTATACACAATCAAAGAAGGAGACAGTATTAAAATCAAAGTACAAGACAAAAGTGAAGAGATAAGATTGCGGGATCATGTAAGAAGAACGCAGAAATACGGATACAGGTTTTGTTTGTCTCATTTGCATGATGGAATTTTCTATTTGGAGAAGTTGGAAGAGGGAGATAAAGATAAATACTATAGAGTAATAAACAGAGGAAATGGAAAGACCGGAGTATAATAAGCTACGCAAAATGGCTAAGACTACTCCAGGTCTGATATTGGACGAGGCGCAAAACATGATGCGTGTATCGCTGTATGATAATGGAGAACTTAAGAAGATCGTAGTAGTAATGAAATGCGATTCTTTTTTACAGTCAAAAAGTAACATAGAAAAGATAATGTTATTATCATCTTCTATAGAAGATAGAAAAAACAAAGAAAAAAATAAAACAAAATCAGAAAATGAACAGAATAACAAAAATAAGAGAAGAAATAGGAGGAAAACAGGTTGATTTGACCTTTTATGGGCGTTTTTGCAGCCTTATTGAAGGTGATAGAAAGATAATACTAAAGGCAATAAAAAACGGTCGTAAGGAAGGTGTAATCGGAGCCATTCAGCCTGGAAGACATGATAGAATTTGGACCACATGGGCTATTGCTTTTGAGGATCTGAAGGTAGGGGATACGGTAGAGTTTAGTACATCCGGGAAATACAATCCAGGTTTTCATTCTACAGAAAAGTATGTAGGATGTGTAGAATGGATAAAAGGATCGGAATGTGCGATAAAAACCGGCAAAGGGATGGCAGTAGTATTAATTAAACACGTGGAAAGGGTAGTAAGATGAAATTGAGAGAATTTGTAGAACTCTTTGATAAGAATGATGTAAAGGATTTGTTTAAGTCATTATCTTTATGTATGGAATACGTAAGGATAGATTTACATGTATTTAATGTAGGTGCTTATGTTACGTGCCTGTACAGTAATGATCTTGAACAGCTTTCAACGATGAAAGGGTGCGCTATATACGCGATAGTAGAAGTACCATGTTTATTTGAGGCATTTATGGAATATGCTTCACCGGAATTGAAAGCATATTATGATAAACTAACGAAAGAAGTGTGACATGAAAGAGGAAGTAGAACGGATAAAGAAGTTGGTAGGCATAGATCATAATAGATGGGAGCAACCTTGTACATGTGATAAATGCAAGAACATGTGTAAGATTCCTTGTATTGGTACGCCAAAAGACATAGAGGCTATCATAGATGCCGGATACGCTGATAGGTTAAAAGAAACAATGTGGATGGTAGGGTATCTTGCAGTGAAGGAAAAACCAATAGCGATGATCCAGCCGACAGAGAAAGACGGGTGGTGCGCATTCCGCCGGCCAGACGGTCTCTGCGAGCTGCATGACCGTGGACTAAAGCCGACCGAAGGAGTTCTGGCTTCCTGTAAGATGATTGAAGAAGACAATGTTCCAACATACGAAACGTCTGTACTTAGAGCAGTGGCTAATGAGTGGGTTAAGGTGGAGAACTTTGGAGATATAATGAGGGTCGTTTTTAAATTTTTGCATGAAAATGAACGTAGAAAACAAATTAGATAAAGTAGTTAAGATCCTAAAAGAAAAAGGATTTGTGGTATATAGAAAGGGCGGAAAGGAGCCGGGTGTATTTTACGCCAAAGAAGGTGACAGCCGGATAGGATTCGTTTATCCCAACAACGGATATATATATGATAGAATAAAAATGTGGTCTTTTTCAAGGATATATAAACCACATAAGAAAACCGGGTCTTCGTGTTTAATGAGCGTCAGCGACGAATTTACGATAGAGAATGCGATTAAGAACATAGAGGATAGACTGTGGGTAAATTATGTAAAAGACGGTAACAGAAAACGACCAGAAGAATACAATAATATAAGAGAATTTGTTGGTAGCTTCACTAAATTCTACAACTCTGTAGAATTAGTTGAGGTTAAGTAGTTTTCCATGTAAGTTAGTTACCGGTACTGGTCTGTGAAGATAGGTGTCGTTTTTTTTTAAGAAAGGAGGATAAAGATGGAGAAAAGAGACAAGGAAATGCCTTACGAGGTAATCATACAGGAGAGAAACAAAGTGGATTTATACGGTAACGTAGTATATTATATCTATTGGTTTGATAAATATGGGAACGATATTACAAACGAATGGAAATTCTGGAGCAAGGGTCCGAAAAAGAAATATGATAGAGTTAATCGTTATCTAACGGATGATTGGCTGAAGAAATACTGTAAGAATGACAATTTAAAGATAAGGAGAATAAAGGAATGAAAACGATAAAAGTAGACAAAGTGGTTTTATATTACATGGATCGGGTAGACCCTGACGGGAACTTATACCGGTTCTATATGTATAAAGGAATGGCATCTGAAATAGAATACTTTTGCACGAAAGAGGCAGGTAATATAACCATACCAATCGGAGAAGGAAAGTATGTCAAGATCGTACCAAAAGAAATAGAGAGAATACCGGTAAGGGGATATAGGAAGCTTGCTGGAATATGGAATTGTGAAACATGTAACGGAAAGGGATGGTACAGGCTTTTTAATTATTTCAAATACAAGCCGACCCTATGTTATTTTAAAAAAGCGGGACATGATGAAAATGGGAACACAAGATACGAAATATCATTATTTAATGCCACTATGAATGTGACAAGGTATTTTAATCTGTGGAGAATGAAGCCAGGAAAGCATGCTATGATAACAAACGAGTGTGGCGCCTTGGATATTATAAAAGAAAAATTTGACAACATAAATATAGTGGAATATGGATCTAAATAAATTGTATAAAGAAATAGAAGAAGCAGAGGTCAGTCTGAATGCAAAAAGATTAAAGTACATCAAAGAAGCATTAACGGAGAACGGTGGAAGCGTAAAGCTAAAATTTAAAGAGTTTAAAGAATGGCAAGAAGCTAATAACGTGTTTGACTTTGATGATCAGTTTCCAGTGATAATAGAAATTGATGGAAATTCTATGTATTTAACGGAAGTGTATGTCAAAAAAAACGATTTTCGTGTAGTCATGCTGGATTATACTGATATGACTTTTTATGATTATAGCAATCCAGGGGAAAATGAACAGGTTGCTTATTTTATTAACTATTGCTTAAATCAAGACAAAGATGGGAAAGAGTAGAAAAGATTATGAGAAGTATCTAAAATGAATGCTGACAAAAGTATGACTAAACATAATATTATTAATGCAGTAAAATATGGGATTTGTGGATACCCATATCGTTTTTACATTGATTCATATTCGGGATATATTGTAGAATACCCAATAACACTAATAGAATGGGTTCAAGGTTTAAAGCCTGGAACAGTCATTAAAATAGGAAACGTATTCAGTTATCATTATTAACAATATGCCTTATGAAAACACAAGAAGAATATGCCCATGAGATTGACGAAATTGTTCGCCGGGATGTGGAGAGTTGCCAGAGCGACTGGTTTAAGATTGATAGGGAAATATTTATGCTTCCTGAAAACAAGAACAAGATATTTATTTTGGGAACCAGAAAGACCGGATGCGATTTAATTATGCTGCATGGTACTAATTGTAATGAAATTACAATGGATAGAGTTTTTGGATGTCTTGGTAATGAGAAATTCTATGTTTGCCAACCAATATCTCTTTATAAAACACAACAAAATATCCAGGAAAGACCTGCCTTGTACGTTTTTAAAATAGCGACCGCATATTTCAGAGAGCAGGGTTTGGTCCCTGTATTTGAAGATTGTCATTGTAAACTAATGAAGTTATGAGTATAGAGATAATAATATATAGGCTTCCGGCTTATTGGGCTTGTGCTCTGATAAATGGTGATTATACTGGTTTATCGGATGAAGAAGAAAAGGAAATTAATAATTTCTTGAAACAAGCAGAAGGATATCCCGTAGATGTAGACTGGGAAACAGAAGGATTTTATCGGTGCAATGACGCTAATAATATAGCGGGAAATTGTGCCGATTTTATTTTTCACAAGTATAATGATTAAACTAAAATAATATGGAAACTGCAAACAAGCTAACTTATTTAAGTACAAAATTCTTTACAGAAAACGAAGAAGAATACAGAATAACGGCCAGGGTATCTTTAGATGATGATTGTCATAACAATATGTGTGACTGGAGCGTAACGGCTGATATTAGACAGAAAAATCAACAAGGAACGTATGTAGAGTATATGGGAGGTTGCTGCCACGATGAGGTTGCAAAACATTTTCCGGAATTGGCGAAATTTATACCATTGTGTTACAGTAATCATTATGGTGCTCCTATGTATCCGGCGGAAAATGGCATATATCACATAAAGAATAGCGATAAGTCTGTGGCTATTGAATATTTACGTATATCAGACAAGGAATATTACAAATTATCTGAAGCGGTGGACGATAAGATGTATTTCAAGTATCTGCTTTTCAATCTGGGGATTGTGGATAGATGGAAACGTGAATCAGACGAGCTTCTTGTTGAACTTGAAAACCTGTGTGGCAAGAAATGGGTAAATCCGTATATACCGGAAAAGGAAAGGTTTACTTTGACATTAACAGACGAGGAACGTTCGCTTATTGAAGAGCGCATTAAAGCCGGGTATTATTCCGCAGAAAGTATCGAAAAATGTAGGGAAGAGGCTCATAAGGCAAAGATGTTGAAAAAGCGTGCTGAAATTTGTGAGCGATACAATAAGGAAATCAGACAAGCAGAAGCAGAAAAGAAGATAAAGCTCTGTGTGTTTGATTATGGGTTGCCTACTGATAATGTTATATACTACCCTCACTCAAACACTTTATCCTTCAACTGGAACAATTGTAAAAACAAAATTACACAAAAGGAGTTTGATGATTTTGTAAACAACGTAGACCGATCTCAGTTGCCGGAAGGCATCAAGTTTGAACTTAAATAAAATACGGGATATGGAAAGATTGAATTTTGAAACATTGTTTCGTGTTGTAAGATGGGATTACAACCGTTGTTTTAAGGATGAATCACTGGACAAGGATTTGTTCATAGAAAAATACGGGAAAGTTATGGGAGAACATTATTACAACAAGTTTGTCCATGAATTTGACGGGAATATCCTGAAGATGATTGGCTACTTCAGAGGTTCCGAAAAAGAAGGGCAAGTGTTCTGCGATATGATAACCGAACGTATTGAAAAATATGAACAAAGAGGATTATATAGTAGAGGTAAGTTAAACAATTAAAAAGATACTTATATGAACAATTCAATGGTCGCTCACTTATGGGCAAACGAAAAACAAGAATCAGCGCATGGTAGTAACTTCTATTTTGAAGGAGAAAGTATTTACTCCTATGGAAGTCATTTTGAGGTTGGAAGAATCGTGCGGAACAAGCGTGGAGAAAAGGCGTATTTGATTAATGATGGATATTATTCTTCTACTACAAGCAAGCATCAATATTATATTCGTGAAGCAATACCAACTGGCTCAAAGGTATTCAGTGTTGGATATAATATGTCAAATACTGGTAATATGGCATTTGTCACCAGTGGGTTGGAATCCATTAAAGATGCTATTGAAAAATACAAGAAAGCCAGAACTGAATTGCCTTATCAGAATGTTTGGGGAGCGTTTAAAAATCTGATGGGTTATATTGAGTTCTTCGATATGGGGACTCCCAAGAGTCTTCTTAAAAAGAGCGCAAACGAATGGCTTGGAACCAACCATGAATTATCAAGGAAATCAGATAAGATTAAACGTGAACATGCCCGTGAATTGAAACGTATTTTCCAGATATTGTTGAATCATCAAGCACTGGAAGTCATTGGGACCGTAAATGTGATTGTAGATGAAGTTTGTGGTGAAGGAACATGGGCTAAATATACGATCAGATGCCAAAGATGGACAGAAGGTTGTGAAAAGAGAGAGGCTATAGTCCTTGAAAAGGCAAGAAAAGAGGAAGAGGCCCGTAACAAAACATTGGAAGAACGGATACAAATGTGGAAGTATGGCGAGATTTCCCAGTTAAGTTATTATTGTCGGTTTGAGAATGATCAGCCGAACGTATGGTTGCGTATTAAGAATGGAAAAATCGAAACCAGTAAGGGTATCAAAGTAGAACTAACTGAAGCTGAAAGACTTTGGAGATTGATTAAGGTCTTCCATAATGGCGGTCAGTTCCAGCACGATTTGGCATTGGATGTAACCGGTCACAGATGGGCGTTCAATCGTTATGAAAACGATATGCTGACTGCTGGATGTCATCGTATTGCGTATAGCGAGATGGAAAGTATTGCAAAACAACTGGGATGGGCGTAAGTAACCCATCCTATTTTATAACAATTAAAAACGAAAAGATATGAAAAATTCAATTGTTGTTCCGTTTGATTTAAATACGGCGAGAAAAATTAAAAGTGGAGAAATAGAAGGTTCGGTGTTAATTAATAATATTGAAATAGAATTTGTATATGAGTCGAAAGACTGTGCAGGTCCTTATAATTTACTTTTTGTAAGAAAAGATGAATATGGAATAAGCGCTATATATGCTAACACAGAAGGTTGTGCTCTTGGCGATACCACTCTGGAATTGAGGGTAGAGGCTGGAGCGTATTTTAAGGAAGGAGATATATTAACAAGCGCTAAAGGATGTCAATTCATATATGATGGACTTATTACCGAAGGGGCAATGGGAAGTATATGCGGAATGACAACATATGGAGATATTGAGTTTGATCGTTGCACATTATGGACTGATGTGTATGACAGAGATAAAAATCGGAATGTAAGAAAGGCTATAGAAGAAGAGAAGAAATTTTTAGCAGAAAAGATTATAAAAGCCGAAGACAGTAGAAAAATAAATATAATAAAAAGATATTTAAGTGAATATGAGTATCTATTAGATGAGATGCCGAAACACGACTTCAAACCATTTGAACGAGTGCTGGTGAGAAGAACTAACCAAGAGAGGTGGAAATTGCATTTATTCTCCAGAGGATCAGGAACATATGACGAATATGAATGTTTGGGAGGCGTAACATTTAGTCAGTGTATCCCATACGAAGGGAACGAACATCTTTTAGGAACTAACAAAAATTTTTAGGAACTAAGGTGATTATACACCATTTTATATCAAAAATGAAAAATGATATACATTTGTACGAAGCATCATACTGGGTATCACCAATACCCTCTACCGGTTGCTCAAGAGTGAGATCGCCGGATTCTTTTACCGAACAAAACGTTTTTGATTTTACCCATCTTACGTTTTCAAGATGGAACCTTATATCAAAGACCTCTTTTACCCAACCGTCTTGTCCGAAACAAGGGACTGAGTGATTCGATTGAGTGAAACAAAGTTAGAAAAGAAGAATATGAAATTAATCATCATCCGTATGTTTTACAACATACGGATGTCGTAAAATAGTATATAATTACTAAAACAAATAAGATTATGGAACATAAAATGGTAACAATCCCGTTTGATTTAGAAACGGCAAAGAAAATAAGAAAAGGCGAAAGATTAGGTCAGATTGTGGCAGAGAAAGGACGAAATAGAGCAGAAATAGTATATGAAGATAATTTGTGTAATGAATATCCTTTATTGGTTGTAATTCATTCGATTCCTGTATTAGCGGATTGGTTTTCGTCCACGGGGAAAGCGTTTAACGACGCAAATCGTCTTCTTCTTGAAGTTCCAGAATATGCCACATTCAAAGATGGAGATGTGCTAAGCAACGAAGAAGGAAATTATATTTTTATCTTAAATACTAATGGGAAATATTTAACATCTTTGTATGCGAGTCTTGCAGCGGGAACAAGTCTTAATATATCGGATAATATTGCTGCAAGCGAAAACAATATAGAACGTTATAGACTTGCAACAGATTCGGAAAAACAGAGGATGATTAACGCATTAAAGGCAAGCAAGAATCCAAAGGCTAAGGAATATCTGAAACGCTTCTTCGGAATTGAAGAAAAGCCGAAATATGATTTTAAGCCGTTTGACAAAGTGTTAGTAAAATATTATGAAGATGACAATTGGGAGGGCAATTTATTCATAAGAACAATTACAGACGATCAGGATGGGGAGACTAAATATGAATGTTTGAATGGGGTGGTGTTTGTTCATTGTATTCCTTTTGAGGGTAACGAGTGTCTTTTGGGAATTACTGAAAATCCAGAAAAAAAATGAAAACGGTAAAATTATCCGATTTTTCTCCTTATGACAGGAACAAAGGAGGAATACAAGAATTTTCTGATTGGCATCACTCCGATATATAAGAGACATTTGTGGAGCGAAGAAGTAAATGTTATAAATGATAAACAATAAATATGAAAACAAGAACATACGAAGGAATACGGCACGGAGACTGGGTAAGATGTGTCTTATGTGGAGCACAAATGCTTCTTCCATGTGGAGCTGATAAATGCCCGGAATGTAGCAGTGAAGGTACTTTAACGTGGGTAGATGAGAATAGGCAAGAAATGGATGCTAAACATCTGGATTGTCTTGTTCCAATACGCAAATTGGAGTTACAAGAATATCTGTCCCCAGATATTTTGAAAATAGAATATACATATGAAAATCGAATACATACAAAAATGTAAATGCAGAGCAGTCACTATCAATTTTAATAATGGTGCTTCGAATAGCATGTTTTGGGAAACATTTGAAAGATTGGATTTGGATGCTGGTGATGCCACATGGCTTCACCAGTCCTGCTGCTGTGACCACTGTGTCAATCACTGGGGGATAGACCTGTGTGAGTGTGGATCAGGACAGAAGGTGGGAGAATGTGAATGTGGATCCCAAAAGGCACATGATACATTGGGAATTAAATATGATTCCTTTGGAGCAATTTTAAAAGCATTTAGATAAATTATGTACATATTGAGTAAATATACAGCCCTTTTAGGGCAAAAAAAGTTAAAAGAAGATTTTGTAAAAGAGTTATCATTGATACTTTCAAAATCTGATGGATACCAAATAGTTCCAGGTAAATTAACTTTTGTGTATTTTTCGGAGTTAAAAGATTGGTCGGTTAGAGATATGGGTAATCAAGGGAAATTATCAGAAGAAGATGAAGCTTTGATAAACAAAGTAACCCATATGTTATTTGATATCAATTGTGATTTTGAATCTGTTATAAGAATGTTATACAGCTTTCGTAATGGTCCTAAATCGGGAATAAAAGTAGCGGATCCAGAAGATAACTACGAATGGACTAACAAGGATGGAAATGAAAAATATTCTACTAAGAATCTTCCGAAAGCACATTTTAGATGGAATTGGAGAAGATATACTTTATCAAAGGAATCTGTTGACAAAATAACAGAGTTTGTAGACATTATATTAAAATCATAGCTTATGAGAAACGAATTTAGAGAAATAGAAAAGACATTGCAATTAATCAACGAACAGAGAAAAGCGGCTGAAGAGAAGTTAAAATATATCGTAAACATGGCAATAGTAGATGCTTCGAAGGATTATCCTGTAAAGAGATTGGGACCAAATATTATATCAGTAAGGTTTTCAGATCTTATAGGGAATCCCTGGAACCAGCAGTATTATGACTGGGTGGAGGCTTCGAAAGTAGTAATGAAATATTTGAGCGAACAGGATGCCGACAAATGGAAAGACAAATTGATCGAATTGTTGGGAGGAGACACAGAATCGAGAAAACCGGTTATGTTTAAAAACGGGAAAGGAGGATGCTTTTATCAAATACCAGTAAACAGAAAATTCATTGTTAAAATCATAGAGAAATTATGAACGAAGTAATTTTAAGCAACATGTTAGGATGTCAGACATATTGTATATCAGACAGTCCTTCGAATAGATACTGTCTTATTGGACCTATTGAGTGCAATGAGAAGTTAATAGAAATGTTTAAGAAGGGAATAATAGTAAAACTCAAACACGTGGAAAAACGGGTCCTGGATACATTTACGAATAATGGAATTGACCTGAGTAATTACACTCACTGTATTATTGTGAAGCGGGATTTTTATCTCGCCTGGTAACAGAAAAACATAAATGACATGAACAATTTTGTAATAGATACTCCTGATAACTTCTGGCAAATAAGATGGCTTGACAAATACATGGAAGGTCATATAAGTATAAGGGATATGGTTACAATATGTGTAGGGAGACAAAGAAAAAGCTTCTGCAAGCTCTTAAGGGTGTGAATGTAGAAGAGGAAGACGTATCTTTGTATGCTGATGGAGGATGGGATTAATTGAAAAAAATAGAATATTATGAGTGCAAGTAAAGAATACAAAATAATAAGAAACTTCATATTAAATGAGCTTCACATTACAAAAGAAGACATAATCAAAAACATAGAACCATTATTGGAAAAACTTGTAAAACAGTGTATGAATAATACATATGGGAATAACAATCAAATAGAATATTGGATCAGATGTATGGTGAATGACGAACTTAAACAAAAAGAAGGTTATGGTTTTGTAAGAAAAATATGTGGGGAGGTTATAAAAGATCATGTGTTGGATAATCTGGATATAATTGTAAGACCTAAAAATGAAAGATGCACATGTGAAAATCGAGTACCATCAAGAGGAGATGGTTTGTATTTAATCTACAAAGACAGACGCTTAGAGTCGTTTACTGGAGAGAATAGCAAAGAGAATGTGCGGTATATCGGGTTAAAGTACAAAGACGTATCGTTTGCTATTTCGCTAACAGAGCATAATAAGGTGCAATTGCTTGATCGTGATAGCCTCGAAGAATTTGGACATGAAACATATTACGAACGTGAATGTGATGCGCTGTTTGATTTTGACGGACAGAAAAATACGGAATGCCTTGTAGTCAGAAATCCAAAGTTGAGAAATCTGCTGGAAGATGGCGAATACATCCCTTCGTTGGGACAACTCAGCCTAATGGCGCATTACAAAATAAACGATGCGCTTGAATACATAGGTGCAGAACCGTTAGTCTCCTCGGCGTGGTATTGGTCCAGTACTGAGTTCAGCCAGAACGGCGCGTGGTTCGTGTACTTCTCCAATGGCTACACGAGCACCGGTAACAAGTACAACAGTATCAGGGTTCGGGCGGTGATTGATTTTTAAAAAGGTATTACAGCTATGATAACATCCATAAAAATAAAAGACAATACAAAGACTCCTTTTAAATATGCTTCTGACATAGAAGCGTTTGAAAATGGCAGAGAATTTATTTTCAAGCCAGGAGTGAATGTAATTATAGGCAAAAATGGTAGTGGAAAATCAACTTTACTTAACATCATATCAATGTATGCGTTATGTGAGAAGTCCATGTGCTCTGAAATGCCGGATGAGGCGCTGGATTTTCCACCTATATTTGATGATGATGACAAGGTTCTTGATGGGATTGATATATCATCCGATTATATAGGGAAAGTATTCCGTTTATTGCCGTCAACGGAGACAAATCGAGATAGTGTATTAAAAAACATCAGCAATTTCGATTTGTATGCGAATAGTATTCAAAAATCTTATGGGGAAAAAGTGGTGTTATCACTGGAATCGCTTTTCAATTTAATGTTCAACCAAAAGGATTATGCGTTTCCAATGCAAGATCTTGCAGAATACAAGAAAAAATCAAATGCGTTTTGGATTAAAAGAATTGACAACCTGTTGAAGTATTATAGAAGGAACTGCATAACATTAACAGAAAGCAGTTTTGAGTACACGGTTCTCATGGATGAGCCAGACAGGAACCTTGACATTGACAACATAATGCAGATTCACAATGTATTGTCATTTCATAAACCACAAACACAAATTATAGCCATAATACACAATCCGGCATTGATTTACAAATTAAGTAAATTAGATTGTGTGAATTTCATAGAGATGACAGAAGGGTATCTTAATAAAACTTGTACATTTGTGTCTAACTAATTAAAGGTGAGATGAACTGGAAGAAATTCAAAGAGGAAAAACCTCCAGAGGGAGAAGAAGTGTTGGCCTATCACCCAAGTTGGATAGATGAAGATTTCAACCCAAGAGGTATAAGAATAGGGTTTTGGAATGGAGGGGACGATTTTAAATCGGCTCATTGGTGGGATTATCAAGATTGTTATATCACAATCTCTCATTGTGATTGTGATGATAATTCGCTTTTCAGTGATAGAATAAAAAACAGCATAGAGCCAGAGTTATGGATATCACTTGATGTTATTACAAATTACTTACCTAACATAAAACAAAATCACTTATAACAATGAGCTATTTTATATTAATGGGAAGAAGAATCCCAAAACAAGCCGTAACAGGCTTCAAGTTTCAAAATGAAACAGATAACATTCGTCCTTTCCTGTCAATCAGGATAAGAGGGAAGGAGGAAATTATACCCCTTAAAGATAAAAGAGAAATACTGTCCGTGAAAGCACATCTGTGCTCTGTCTTCTCCGGGTTTGTGAAAATAGGCGACTGGTATCTCAAGATGTCGGAAGTTAAGGAATATAAGCCGGTGACTGCCGAAGACATGAACCCCTACATCTTGTTTAAGACATCTAAGTTCGGAAATATAAAAGTTCGTTTTCCGAAAGATGAAGATATGAATGCGGAATTGTTGGTGCTATATCAACTTTTTGACGTAGAATGAATTAGTAAGGTAATTATATACCTAAAATAATATAAAGAGATATGAGCAAATACAGAACAAAAGCCGGAATAGAATGCACGGAAGAAGAATGCAAGCTAATTGATTCATTTAAGAGGCTTGCCAAAAAATGGAAGAAAGATGGGAAACGATTATGGATATATTCAGCAAGCGGAACATTACATGTAATGATGCATGGAGATACAAACTATAATCCCACACCGGAATTTACGCAATATGGAGGCAGTAACATTGAAAATAGTATAACCATCATTGATGGAATACCAAATGATGGCGGAGATTGGTAATAATATTCATTTTTAAAAGTTAGAGTTATGAAAAAAGATTTAACAGACAAAGAAAAAGAGGAAAGAATGAATTACCTTACCATCCATAAATGTAAAAACGAGGATGAACGTAAAGAGTTAAAAGAATTATGTGATTGGTATTTTAAGGATACTCCTACGTTAACTATGTCTTTTTCTTTAACAGAAGAAGATCTTTCGGGTAACAATGGAAGGGGACGTGGAGTTGTCGGCGGTAGTCGGAGCTGTGAAGCGTCAACACCTTAAGAAGAAAATTTGAAAGGTTATGACTGACAGAGAACTTCTTGAAGAAAACAATAAGATGTTAAAGGAAATTCTAAGTTTTGTGAGAAAAGTCGATTCTACTGAATACAGGGATCATCAAGACTTTATGGAATTTCTTAGAAATGTGGCGGCCGATATATGGGTGGAATATACGGAGCCTGAACAAAGAAGTAAGTTGTTTAATTTAATAAATAAAGAAAAATGAAAACAGTTTTTGATTTAAGCAGAGATGAGATTACGGCATTGACAGACGAAGACATAAGTCTGTATATAGACAAAGAGCTTGCTAATAAAGGTATTCCAATTGAAGCTAAAAACTGGAATATAAAGAACAAAAAAGAAATCTCGTACCCCAAAACAGGAGTTCCATTATTTGTATTAAAAGATATCGGCATCGGTTTTAGAACCATAGAAGGTGCAACTGAGGTGGCCAATTTGCTTGTCAAGTATAATGCATTTAAAACAGAATCGAGATATCTGGCAGGATCGTATGAACAGTTTTGGATCATGAAGGAGGGTGTTTGCCCGGCTGTTAAAGGAGAAACAGGATATAGCGAGGAAGAGTTTAATAAGATAGATGAGAAAAATAAAAACCCTGAATTGACAAGTATAAATACCTTCAATGACACCGTGAAAAAAGCCAATGAAATCAAAGATAGGGTATTGAAATACGTGTACAATATAAAACAAGAGCGTTCATATAACAACGACATGGTTGGCATCTTTGAGAGGTATAAGGATATAGCAGATGGCGACATGGAGGTGGCTATGAATTTCATTAAGGAGGCTTATCCGTTTAATGAAGAAACAGAGGTATTTATCAGGAAAAAGTTCAACATGTCCATACCAGTTGAGCCAGAAGAGTAAAAAAAATAAGCTAAATTAAGTTATTTAAAATCTTTTTTATTATCAAAAGACATATCTTTGTCCAAAAAAAAACAAACAGGATGGAAGAAAAAGAGATTAAAGAAGCCATGATTGAAGCCCTGACACATTTGGAGGGGTGTAAGTATTTCGTGGCTACGATAGTAAATGAAGAGGAAAGAAGATTTGATATGAGCCAACGAATGTCACAGCATCAATTGGCGTTAGTTATAAAAGGTATCTTATCTAATAATGAGATGATGATGATGATGGACGTTTTGCAGTGGTGTTCTGAAAGATTTAAAAACAGTATAGAGAAAGGAAAGAAATCAACTAATTAAATATTAATACAATGAATCGCTGGTTTGAAATTACGGTAAAAGCCGAGATTGATAATATCGAGAACGGCAAAAAAAAGAAAGTAACTGAAAAGTATTTGGTAGATGCCTTGTCTTATACAGAGGCAGAATCAAGATCGTTGGAAATCTTTAAAGATTTGTACAATTCTTTCGAGGTTGTAAAAATTAACCCTATTAAAGTGTCGGAAATCTTCTTCAACGGAGAAGCTGAGTACTGGTATAAGTGTAAGGTTAATTACATTACACTGGATGAAAAGAAAGGTAAAGAAAAGAAAACGCCATGCTATATGTATGTCCAGGCCGGCAATCCGAAAGATGCTGAGGCTGTGTTAACTAAGGGCATGCAAGGTACGTTGGGCGACTGGAATTGTGAGTCTATTGCAGAAACGAAAATCATTGAAGTATTTAAATACGATCTGCAAAAAGGTGTAGAAAAATTGGGAGAAAAGAAAACTGATGAGTGATGTTGTTTCCCGTGTAGCACTTGCGATAGCAATTGTATTATTGGTAGTAGCAGGTGCTACTTTACTGATAGTGATTAAGACAGAAGAGGTACCAAGATGGTTAATGAACTTACCATATACGTTATCTTTAACGGCAGTATCTTTTTCAACTATATCACTTGTATCGAAATATAAAAAGTGGAAAAGAAATTGTACATCTGCGAAAAATGCGGACGAAAAGTAATGATAAGAAGTCATGGCTTATGCCAGGCTTGCAGGAGCAAAGAGTTGACTCCGAAGAAAAAAGACAGAATTACATCCATTAAAAACAGCAGCAAGAAGAAAAAGTTAGAGAACCCGGATTTATCCGGGTTTTTTCGTCTTATGTTGGAGGAGTTGAGTACTATTCGAATGTCTATGACTGGTAAAGCTATTCATTTTCCTACAGTATGTAACATCTGTCACATACTTCCGAAAAGGATATATAAGTCGGTTGCTACTTGCAGGGATAATATAGTTTTCCTTCATGAATCGGAGCATACGGTATTCGACATGTATCTTGACCGGATGGAATTTGATAAACTTGAAACAGAATTTCCTTTTGTGTGGAAGTATGCGGTAAAGAAGGTACTGGATATGGAAAGCAGAGGAATGATCAAGGAAAGAGGTAGGTTGATTATTGAAATAATTGATAGGTATGATAGAAGAAAAGATTAAAATATTAATAGATTTAGGGTTTGTACCTATGGTGGAAGGAGAAGGAAATACGTTGTTTAGAATGAACGATGTTGTGATGTCAGTATCAGATCCTAATCAAACACCGGAGCAATTAAAAAAGGAAGCTATGTCTTTAATAAAGAATAAAGACATAGCAGAAAGAGGCGGACAGGTTCCAGTAGTTGAAGAGCCGGCTTCTGAGCCAGAGCAGGCCCAGAAGGAGGAACCGGAAGCTCCGGCGGAGGAAGCCGCTCCTAACCCTGGAGAAGAAGACTCGAATCCGTTTACAGAAAACCAGGAAACGTTAGAGCCGTTTTATATCTGTGATGAGTTGAAGAAGATTGAGACACCCAAATTCGTAAGATTGACATTAGACGATAATCGTTTTTATGTAAGAAAGATGGATGATGGGACGGCTAAGATATATGCTTCGGTAACAACTTTAATCAAAGATGGGTATGTAGATGATAAGACAGCACTTCAGGAATGGAAGCAAGAGATGAAGATGCTTGGTCGCAATCCAGAAGAGGTAGCGCAGTATGAAGCCGATAAGGGAACGATCATGCACTACTTATACGGATTGTACCTAACAGGTAGAGATATGGTCTTAAATCGAAGCTTTGTAGTTAAGACAGTGCAAGAAGGCAAGCTGAAGATATCTAAGAAAAATCTTGATCGGTTCTTTAATAGCATAGATGATCTTGACGATATGATTGTCAGGGTCATGAAGTTTGCCAAATTCTGTTCTGATTACAAGGTGAAACCGATGATGATAGAAAGAATCCTTTCTTTAGAGGATTACCTTGTAGCAACACCTATTGATGCGATGGTTAAAATGACATTCAAATACAAAGAAGAAGGTTATTTTGGAGCCGTATATCAAAGGGCTACCGGACAGTTCAAAAAAGGTGATCCGAAGAAGGAAGTAAGAGAAGTGGAAAAAGAAGAAGTGGTCATTCTTGACTTTAAATCGGGAGGAATATGGGAATCATATGCATTCCAATTGGAAGCTGAAAGAAGAATGGTTAAAGCATGGTATGGCATTGATGCACGTATTATGAACTTTTCTCCAAAAAGCACGAGCAGTAAAGGATATACGCTGAAAGAATGGACAGAAGACAGTGTGGCACTTGAAAAGGCGGACTGTGTGTTCCAACAAGGTATGTTGAATCACCTTAGAAAAGATAAGAAGTTCAAAGTGAGAAAAGGAGTGTTGAATATCAATAAGCCGTACAATGAAGAAGATCATACGGTTGTATATGATATTGCAGAGGAAATGTCTAAAAGATTCGTAATATGAGCGATATTGTTATTCCTAAAGGAGATTATGTGGAAATCGTAAAACCGATACATATCAATCCTTTTGGTGATTATTTTATTAACATCAAAAGAGGGTCAAGATTAAGATTATCGAAAGATTTGAAAATAGGGGATAAGTATGCAATATGCATACTCACATCTTATGAGAAATATGGCAAGAATGTTAATGTAATAATGCCTATACTGGTTAGAAACACAAGAAGAGTATGAAAAGAAAAATTAGAAGAACCGGGGAGATAATAGACGTAATCACCTTCAGCGGCTCAACTATAAGGAGTGATTATGACAAAATACAGTTCTACGACAGCAACGGAAGTGTGATAAATGGGAGTTTAAATTATTATCTCGATACCCTTCCTGTGGATGATGAAAACAAAGATGTAGACTGGGAGCAACGTAGATTCGATCTTGTTAAGGCTTATTCTATTGAGTTTATTAAAGCACAAAATAGAAAAGGTGAAATAGATTGCGGAGTATATGTACCGGATGTGGTGTCATGGTCTATAACTATAGCAGATAGAATCATAGAAGCAATGAGAGGAATTAAAAATGCTTGATTTTAGAAAATACGAAAACGTACCTCGGTTTCAACTTGACCGCAGGCCTGGCAGGAGCCGACTGAAGCTAACCTGCCCGGCTTGCGGGAAAAGCCGGTGCCTTACCCCTTATATTGATGTGGCGACCGGTCAGGTCGTTGGCAATGAGTTTGGAAGATGCGATCATGAACGAACTTGCGGTTATGATAAACGACCTACCGGCAAGGATGTAGGTGACAAAGATCTTTGGATTTCGGGAAATAAGTGCATAAGAGCTTATCGTCCTCCTGTAAATCCTGACGTTGTAAATTACATACCTTTTAGCGAGTTTGAGAGAACTGTAGTTCCAGACGATAGAAACACCGTATTTAGATTTTTATCGTCTCTATGGGGGAAAGAAAGGGTATCTGATGTGTTCAGAAGGTATCATGTCGGAACAATGGACTTATGGGGATGGAAGGGGTGTTGTATATTCTGGCAGATAGATAAGGACTTTGTATGTAGAACCGGCAAGATTATGGATTTTTACATAAAGACCGACAGCCAGGGGAATGAGATTGATGTAAAAAGAGTGAAGGAAAAAGACGGTGACAATGAGCGGCCTCATGTTATGTTTTATCACTCGTTGCATGCAAGAGACTTCTTGTTTAGACAATGCCTGTTTGGAGAACATCTTCTAAGCCAGTATCCAGATAAGGTAGTTAATTTGGTGGAGTCAGAAAAGACGGCTATTATATGCGCCGTGAATAAACCAGATGAGTTGTTTGTAGCTACCGGTGGGTTGCAGAACTTAAGACCGGAAGTGATAGATGTTTTAAAAGATAGAAAGACTGTAGCTTTTCCGGACAAAGGACAAGCATTTGACACATGGAGTAAAAAGATAGATGGGATGATGATGAAGTCAAGGATAAAAGTATCGGACTATCTTCAGAGTGTTGAGAGTGTAGGGGACGGAGATGATGTGGCAGATTTGATAATTAATAACAAAGTAAAAGAGAAATATTATGAGCCTGGACGTTTATATTAAGAGCAAGAAGAAAGAAGAGGATCGTAAATGGGTTGCAAACATCACCCACAACATGAACAAGATGGCACAAAGGATATTCGTATCAGAAAATAAAGAAACGCTGTACGATTATGTTTGGAGACCAGAAGAATTGTATAGAGAAATATATACCAATGAGATGAAGAATGTACTTACAAAAGGTATATGCATTATGATCTCCAAGAGAAAAAATCTTTTGAAATACGAGCCAGAAAATAGATGGGGGTCTTATGATTCATTTCTTAAGTTTCTTATCGAATATAAAGAGGCGTGCGAAGATCATCCGGGTTATATAATTGAAGCAAGTAGATAATATGGAAAATTACAAAAACACTTTAAATGAGGTAGTGGTGATCGAATCGTCACCAGAAACGTATTTTGTTTACGCTATTCGTAATGCTATTCGTATCTCTAAATGTGCGTATCCGACAGCCAAGAAAGTAATTTTCAAAAGAGAGGACGTAGAGGTAGAGATCTCAGAAATGGAAACTGAAAGCAGTTTGTATGAAAAGTTTAAAGAAAAACAAAAGAATAGGGTATGGAACTTAATGAGCGCCAACAACGGGTTTTAAGAGGCGAAATTTGTCCTTATTGCGGAAGGGAAACCGAGCTGGTCAATGCCGATAAAATATATAGCAGAAAAGGCTTAGGTATGGTTATGATGTGTAAACCATGCAATGCTTATGTCGGTGTTCATGAATCAGGACCGAATAAGGGAAAAGCTAAAGGTCGGCTTGCGGGGCCATCACTGAGGTCTCTTAAGATAAGAGTCCATGCCGAACTTGACAGACTATGGTCTACGCCGGAGGAACGGAAAAGGATGTATAAAGATTTATCTGAATTTCTCGCTATACCGGAAGAGTACACACATATAGGTATGTTTGGCGAGAAGACGATGGGAAAAGTCTTTCAGTTCTGTCATGCAAACAAAGAACGATCAGGTTCGAGAATAGAATGGCATAAGCCTGGAGATAAGTGCCCTAATAAGAACAATCAAATAGTGTCAGGAAGTAGCGCATGTAGAGGATGTCCTGAGTATCTTCATGATGAGAAAGACGGGTATGTCTGGTGTGATCCTGATATGAGCTACGGCAGGTTGAAATAGGGAGCGAATTGCCTATCTTTGTGCTATTATTCATCAAAAAAAAATATAAGCACATGGGTAGATCGACAGAGTACTACAGGACTCATCCCGAAGCCAGGAAGAAAAAGGCTAAAAAGGACAAGGAGATAAATGCCAGACCGGAACAGAAAGCCAAACGCCGGGAGCTTGGTCGTAAAAACTACGAAACGGACAAGAAGAAAGGCAAAAGCTGGAGGAAAGGCAAGGATTGTTCTCATACCAAGAATGGTCTTAGGTATAAATCAGTAAAAGCTAATAGGGGATCCAAATCGGATACAAAAGGTGACAAAAATGCACGAGGAGATAGCAAATAGGATAGATATAAGAAGGATATTCAAAACCTCTAAACAGGTTATGGAAGAGGCGTATGAGAATATCTTGAAATACAGGCGGGGAGAGCTTATCCCCGCTAAAACCGGATACGATTATATTGACGAGGCTTTGCTTGGAGGTATTTTTCCTCAGCACGCTATTGCCATAGGAGCCCGGCCATCTGTAGGTAAATCGTATGTGGCCCAAAAGATATTGGAAAATGTGATGAATCCGATGATCAACCCGCAAGCAGAAGATTATTTTCTTGTTAATTGCGAGTTCGAAATGAATCCTCAAGATCTTCTTCTTCGCAGAATGAGCCAGGATATGAAAAAGCGAGCTCCTGAAATATTAAGAAGGCAAGATTCTAATACAGTAGAAGAGATGAGGATGTTTGAAATCCTTCAAGGTGAAATCAGAAATAATATAATATACATCGATGCTCCGTGTACGGTAAAAGAGTTTGAGGCGGCTGTGTATCATATAGCTACCAAACATAAAGACAAACGTCTTATAATATTTAAAGTCGATCATATTGCTTTGATAAAAAGAATGGGGTTAGATCCTAAGTCGGCTATAGATGATTTGGTGGCGGTTATGAACGAAGCTAAATTAGTATATAAAAACATATTTTTCCTCATCATATCCCAATTCAACAGAGAGATAGAAGGAAGGATAAAAAGCCCACAAGAGCAGCCTCCGCGTCTTTCTGATTTTTACCAATCTGATATGCTGGGTCAGTTATGTACGTTAATGATAGGTTTGCACAATCCTCGTAGGTACGGGCTGGATAAGTATATGATATTTGGGAAAGATTGGTATCAGACTCTTGATAGGTTTAAAACTGAAAACAAAACATCATTCAGGACAGCCGGACTGGTGTTTCATCATATACTGAAGGTAAGGCAAGTTAGTATGGAAGAGCTTACTAATACAATCCACCCAGAGATCCTGCCGGGGCATGGATGGATGTACGGAGAGGGCGGGACGAAGTTCGTGAACCCCAACCAGCCGCCGACGCCGCCTAAGCTCTATACTGTGGAAGACGTTACGGACAATCAGGAACAAGAACAAGAGACAAAAGAAGAACAGTCATTGTATTAAAAAAAAATAAGAACCATGAGACTGACAGTAGAAGAAAACGAATACCTGATAAGTAAGTTCCTTTTGGTTCTTACTGAGTTTGCAGGAGATGAAAGAGAGATGTTTTTAATCAACTCCATACATGATAAGGCGGTGGCGGATATGAATTATCGTCTTCCGTCTCTAATAAGCAGAGAACGTAAAAGACGAGTCATTGAGCTCCTTAAAGAAGGAACCAGAATAATCAAGGACTTTTCCGGCTATGCAGGTGATATGGGTATGATTAACGAATACGATCGTTTAAAGAAAGAAATAGGAACCGTCCAAGATCAGCTTGGTGACGTAGAAGGTCAACTTCGGGCAGCCGGCGAAGTAATCAAGAAAGAGCTTGATATGATTGCTGACCGAATCAAAGAAGATCTTCTCGACCGAGAGCTGGCTAAAAGTAATGCCGAGGCTGAAAGAAAAGCCAAAGTGGATCCAAGATACGAAGTGGCTTTAGGTGATTACAAGGAGATGCTGGAAGTGATTTTTACAACCAGAAACAAGTATTCTACGGTAGATTCTGTACATGACGATCTTCGACAGTCGGTATCTACCGGTAGAAATTCGATTATCAAAGAAGGATACAACAGTTAAAAACAAGGAGGAAATATGGAAAAGAAGGAATTTAAAATAGGAGAAGTGTTTGATGCCGGACTTGTGAGATTAAAATGCGTGGAACCTACGGCACCAGATGCAGGATGTGAAGGATGTATATTTAATTACTTTACATGCGGGGCAGTGGGTGTGGTTGCAGGTCCGTGTAATCACGCGGAGAGGGAGGATAACAAGGATGTTATTTTTATTAAAGCTGATTAGGCATGTACATCAATTTCAGACAACTTGCAGCATCAGACATGACTCCTAATGATCTCGCTAATCTTCTTGCCATAAGACAGAAGGATTCGGTTATGATCGAAGCCATGCCGGAAGAAGATGCTGGGAGGTATATAGAGCTTGGCCTGGTTGAGAAATTAAAATCAGGCGTGATGAGATTAACCAACAAAGGAACGTCTTTTGTGAATTATATAGAGACACCGGAAATGACGGACGAGGTTCTGGAAACGTTGAAGATTATGATAGGAATGTACGAATCATATTCAAAAGACATAGGTGTCAGCAGAAAAGAAGCGGAATCCAGATTGTGTTGGTTTATGGGTAACACCTCATTTAAGAAAGAGGTCATACTTCAGGTAACAGAATCTTATATAGCAGAGTCAGGAGATTACACAATGAGCTTATGTAACTTCATATGGAAACCGCCTTCTCAGGCTTTTTCAGTCCATATGAACCTTAAAAACTCAAAGCTCTTTGACTTAATAGCTGAAAAATTTAAGATCGCTACCGAGCCTTATTTGGAGTCTAAGAAGAATAAGGAAATGGATTGGTTGTTTGCCGTATCTAAATTGCCTACGCCGCCGGCTAAAGGAAATCCGGATTATTTGTTTACCGGAAGTGCGGAAACAGACAAAGAGAGGTTGAAAAACATAAAAACGTATTTATTTAACAAAATTAGAAAGCAATGGAAAAAGTAAGAATTAGAAAGATAATAGAGGATATAATTATTACTCAGTTTCTTAATTCGGAAATGGATATAGTTCATGAAGAAGATGTGTCGTTTGAAGAACTTGGATTAGATTCTCTTGATAAAGTTGAGCTTGATGTGATGGTGGAACAAAAATTCAATATTGTTGTTAATGATGACAATATTGAATCCATCAAAGATATGACTGATCTTGTTTACAAAATAAAAACAGAAGGACATGGGAAATGATATAATTTTATGCATGGCTTTAATAGCATCATTTGCTTTTGTTATACAGTTTTTGTTGTCGATATTAGGATCTGATCTGGATACGGATATTGACATTGATAACGCTTCTGATTTAAGCATGTCTTTGTCGGATATCATATCATTCAAGGGCATAACACATTTTATTCTTGGATATAGCTGGACCACATACTTTTCGGGTTCCCATTTAGTAGGGGTCGTAATAGGGTCATTTTTCTTTATCGTTTTGTTTTACGTATATAAGTTACTTCTTAAGTTAAAACAAGAAATGGTGTACGAATGTCCGGAAGATTTAAATGGCAGAGAGGTGGAGATAGTATTTAGATCAGGTAAGAATCATTATATGGTAAATATTTCTAAAAATGGAAGACAGGAACAGATGAGAGTGAGGTGCTTGTCTGGAAAAAATTACAAAAACGGTGACAAGGTGAATATAAAATACGAAGAAGGAGAATTAAGTATCTAATTTTTTTATCAACAATTAAATTTTAAAAGTTATGACAACAATCATGTACGTGTCAGCTATTTTAGCTGTAGTGATTATTTTGACAATCATCGGAGTCTTATCAAGGTATCGTAGATGTAAGCCTAATCAAGTCTTGGTCGTTTATGGTAAGACAGGTGGGGAAAAGAAATCGGCGAAATTATATCATGGTGGAGCGGCATTCGTCTTGCCTATTATTCAAAGCTATGATATTTTGTCTATGGAGCCTATGCAAATAGATTGTAGGCTCACCGGTGCTTTGTCGTCTCAAAATATCAGAGTGGATGTACCTACTACTATTACAGTAGCAATCAGCACAAATCCTGAAATTATGCAGAATGCAGCAGAAAGGCTTTTGGGGATGGATACTGAATCTACTGAAAATCTTATTACGGATATCGTTTATGGCCAAATGCGTTTGATCATTGCTGAAATGACGATTGAAAAACTTAATTCTGACAGGGATGAGTTTTTGGATAAGGCAAGAAAAAACATTGATAACGAACTTAATAAGTTAGGCCTTTACCTCCTAAATATCAACATCAGTGACATCAGAGACGAAGCCGGCTATATCATGAATCTTGGCAAAGAAGCTGAAAGTAAGGCCCTGAACGAAGCACAGGCTAATATCGAAGAACAGGAAAAGCTGGGTGCTATTAAGATTGCTGTACAGCAAAAGGAAAAAGAAACGGCTGTAGCTAATACCCAAAAAGAGCAAGAGATTCAAATTGCCTATACTGAAAAAGAAAAGGAAACGGTAGTAGCTGAAACAAAGAAAGAAAAAGAAGTAGCTTTGGCTTTAACCGATAAAGAAAAACAGATCGGTGTAGCTCAAGCCGATAGAGATAGGGCTGCGGTTATTGCAAAGACTTTGGCTGATAAGGAATCAGCGATCGCAAGATCTAAGGCAGAACTTGAGGTAAACAAAGCTGAGGCTGAAAGAATGGAAGAAGTCGGAAAGAATAAGGCTGAGGCTGATAAACAAGCAGCTATAGCAATCCAAGATTCCGAAGCTCAGATCAAGAAAGCTGAAGCTGAGAAAAACGCATCTGTGGGTTATAACAATGCCCAGAAAGAGGTTGCTATATCAGAATCGGAATTACAGGTTATCAAAGCTCAATCAGAAAAGAAGGCTGGAGAAGAGAGAGTTAAGTCGGAAGCGGCTGTAAAAACGGCAAAAGAGCTTGCTGATAAAGAAGTGGAAGAGGCTAAGGCTGAGAAAGTTCAAGCTGCGCTTCGAGCTGAAAAGATTGTGCCGGCTGAAACCCAGAAGCAAGAAGCCATTCTGCAAGCTGATGCTGAAGCTGAGAAGATCAAACGCCGGGCTGATGCCGAAGCAGCAGCACATTTGGCAAAAGCAGAAGCGGAAGCAAAAGCTATTCAGATGAAGCTGGAGGCAGAAGCCGAAGGTAAGAAAAAGTCGTTGATGGCAGAAGCCGACGGATTTAAGGCTATGGTGGAAGCAGCAGAATCCAATCCTCAGATAGCCATCCAGTACAAGATGGTTAATCAGTGGAAAGAAATTGCTGGAGAACAGGTTAAGGCATTTGAGCACATTAACCTCGGAAATATCACGGTATTTGACGGCGGTCAGAACAGTACCGGTAATTTCCTTAACAATGTTGTTAAGACCGTCGCTCCGGCATTGGGAGTCATTGATCAGCTTCCGATTGCAGATACTTTAAAGAAGCTAAAAGGAGATGACAAAAAATAAATACAATGGCCCAAGGTTACACTTGGGCCTAATTGAAGAAATAAAAGCAGCATTCATAGATTTCCTGCCGGCAGGAACAGTGCTTTACTAATTACGATATTTTTAACATGGATTTTGGACAAGATTTAGAACCAGAAGAACTGACCAAGCATTATGATCGGTGTTATAACCCCAAATAGTATTAAACCAATATAATTCTATTATAAAAGTTTAATACATCTCTTTCAGAGATCGGGTTATTAGCCTAAGCCTTGAAACAAAGGCTACGTTATTTGAGAATAGATAGTTACCAAGGAATGTTTATCCAAGTTTCTTGCTCTAAGGATGGTGATTAAACAGGAGTAGTGTATTTGACGAAACAGTGTTGCCATTATATAAAACCTCTTATAACATTGGCGATGGGTACTTACAGGAGAAATCCTGACTTATCCCTAACGGGATTTACATCTACCAAGGAGACCAAAAGGTCTCCGAGGGGATGTATTAAAACGGATAAATAACTTTAAATATATTTAATAGAATATGAGATATGGAATTGATTTTGAAACAGAAGAAGAGGAGGATGAAGAGTATGACTGACGAGGAATTTGTATTGGATAATGAGAAAAGGGTTGTTGTAAGAAAAAGAATATCTTATTTAAGCAAAGGGGATAAAGTGTGGATTGTGTCTTCCGACGGGTATCTGCTACACACGGACGTGGTTAGAGCCGACCGCGGCCGATCTTATGTGGATATAGACGGTATCCTGTATTGGAAACGAGGATTGGATGGCAAGCATCGTAATCGTAATAACTACATGCAGTTTGCCATGACACCAGAAGACGGTAAGAAGTATGTCGTATATTACCCGGAAGGATTTAAAGACAATGACTTATGATGGTCCCGGAAACGCATTTGCTATATAAGGAGTTTAATGGTGTGAAACGTCTTGCCATATCTTATTCCCAGATAGATACGTTTCTTACTTGTCCAATGAAATGGTATAAAACTTACGTGGAGGGCAAAAGGTCTACGGAAAAACAAGAAGCTACGTCTTATGGTACGGTTATTCATAAGACACTGGAATACTTCTTCAAGAACGGAAAACAGCCTTCTGGTAAAGACCTTGGAGAAGCTATAAGTTACTATGCTTACCAAGAAGACATACCTTGGCAATCGCCAGAGAATATGATGATAGCCATGAAGCAATCTGGAGAACTTCTTGCTTGGATTGTGGATCTTTTTAAAAAAGACGGAAATAGGTTTATGATAGCTGATAGTGATCTTAATCCTTGTGAGAAACTTATAAGACATGGTGCTATAGTTGGAGTCGAAGAAGATTTTGTGCTGCCGTATCGTCTTCCTAAGCCAGTTGATATAAATGGGACCATTCATACTCATGTGTATATAGTGGGGTCGGTGGACCTTCATCTGGCTATAAAAAGCAAAGGAGTGATCCATCATTATGTCATAGATTGGAAATCGGGGAATAAGGTTTTTGATTCTAAGAAGTTGGAAACAAATTTACAGCATCCTATATATTCGTTTTACATCTATAGAAGATATGGTGGGGTTCTACCAGATATGAACATCTATTTCTTTACCAGGACAAGGCAATACCAAAAGGTTAAAGTAGATGAAGAACGTAAAATAAAATCTATAGAGATGCTAAATGACACTTTATCTAAAATGTATGATTTTGAAGATAATAGCGTAAAAACATTTCAAGCATACATCCAGGGAGCAGAAGGAGCCAGGTATAGCAAGCGGCGTGCCACCCTAAGCCAGCCTGTTCCGCAAAACAAGCTACCCTGCCCGTCAGCACTGTGTTACTATTGTGACTTTGGATTACATAACAAAAACGAATGCCCTTTCTCTTCGGATTGGGATCCGTCTAAAAAGATAAAACGATGAAATACGATGATGTTCAAAAGTTAAGAACAAAATACCGGCAAGATCCGGAAGTTATAAACTTGACATACATGAGAGACGTTGCTGTACGATGCGGGAATTTCAAGAAAGCGTTTGAGCTTCAGGAGAAGCTGGAGGATATATGGTTCAACTATTTAAAAGGAGTGTAATGAAAGAAGATCTAATATGTGGAGTAGCGATCCTTTTGTATTTAGTTTTATTATACTTACTCACGACAGCTTTCATAAAAACAGGTAGAGCAGTAGATCGTTATAAGATGAAGAAGAAAACTGACAAAATCAAAGTAGGTCAAAGATACGAACATAAGAACTACTTTGAGGATCCATTTGAAAGAGGCAAGCATGTGATTAAGATATTAGACATAAAAGAAGGGTACGCTCTATATGAGTACGAAGAAAAACTATATATACGTTCTTCTGTGAGTCTTGAAGATATTGTTAAAAGATATGTTTTAATTACTGATGTTAAACACAAGTAAGTCATGAAAAAAGAAGTTACAATCAAGGAAGATATGGTTGCGTTTTATAAAAATGCAGGAAAGGAACTATGGATTTATAACGGACTTTTTAGAAACAAGGTATTGTCTATAAAAAAAGATAAAGCCATTATCATGTGTGAAACTGATGCTGAATATGCTGTACTGATAGAAGATAATCAGTTTATTGCCGTAGCAAAAAACATGGATTATGATTACTGCTGCGCATTCACATTAGGTAATGCCGAGGCTTATGGAGATCGTATGGGTATATCGTGCAGTGTATGCTTGCTTGAGGATAACGAAGATAAAGCAAGAGAGATGCTAAAGGAGGCAATAATAGAACTTTCAAAAAACAGTAAAATAGATTGCGATGGGCTTTGAACTTAGACCTTACCAAAAAGAGGCAGTAGATGCCGGGCTTAAGTTTCTTACAGGAAGATCTAAGAAGCCTGGCATAATAGTAGCTCCATGCGGATGTGGAAAGAGCCTTCTGATATCCAAGATAGCACATGAAATAAATAGACCGACGTTAGTGTTACAGCCCTCAAAAGAGATTCTGGAGCAGAATTATGCAAAGGCTGTATCATTCGGTTCTAAACCTACCATATATTCTGCCTCATGTGGCGTAAAGGAATTATCGGCTATGACTTATGCTACACTTAAAAGCATAAAGAAAGACGTAGCAAGGTTGAAAGATATAGGGATAGATACGATCCTGATAGATGAATGTTTTACTGGAGATGTGGAGATATTAACCGAAAAAGGGTTTGTTCAATTTAATAAATTAGAACAAAATGTAAGGGTAGCTCAATATGATAAAGGATTTATTGATTTTGTGATGCCTATCAGATATATCAACAAGCCGCACGATGGTGACATTTGTTTACTTCATATTAAACATGGAATAGATCTTCCAGTGACAAAGAATCATGATTTCTTGTTTTATGATAAGAAATACGGTAAATGGTATAAACAGAAAATATCTGAAGCTTCTTTTAAATCTGGGAAATGCATTCCGGTATCAGGGATATCACGTGTAGATAGCGAAGGCGATTCCTTATCTGACATGGAGAGGTTGTTTATAGCAACACAAGCAGATGGAAGTATTCATAACAAAAACGAAAATGACACAATTATATCTTTCTCATTTTCAAAAGAAAGAAAAATAAAAAGGATTCATTATTTATGTAAGAATGCAAACGTTGAGATATGGGAAGTTAAAGGAAAAATAGAAAAAGAAGGAAATACGAAAAACAGAAGAAGGTTTATGGTAAGAATGCCAAAGTTTACAACAAAGGATATTCGAAATCATATATCATTCCCAATGTCTTACGAAAAAGCAAGATCGGTAATAGAAGAGTGTTCTTTATGGGACGGCAGTATTATAGGGAATACGATGCTTTATTATTCATCGACCGATAAAACGCAGGTGGATTTTTATAATTCTGTAGCCACAATAGCTGGCCACGGATGTTATGTTTCTATTGAAAAGGATGGCAGAAAAGAAACATATTCGGATGTTTATAGGCTTTTTATAACAAAAGACAAAAAACTAAGAGGCACTAACTCTATGTATAAACGATATGAAAAATACACCGGACAAGTTTATTGCGTAGAGGTTCCATCTGGATGTATAGTACTAAGATATAAAGGATATACATTTGTTTCTGGAAATTGTCATTCAGGATATTCTCCTGAAGAAGGTTCTGAGTTTATAGAGTTTATGAGCGAGTTTCCCGAGGCGAAGGTGCTTGGCTTCACCGCCACTCCCTGCCGCCTCCGAACCTACAGTTCCATGCTGGAAGGAAACTACAGCAAGCTCAATATGCTGACGAAAGACGAGCATAATTTCTTCAAGAAAATAGTTCATGTGACTCAAATACAAGAATTAACTTCTCAAGGGTTTTGGTGTCCACTTAAGTACGAACGATGGTCGTTTGATGAATCGGCGCTGATGTTGAACAGCACCGGAGCTGAATACACCAACGAATCTATTAAAGAAAGTATTGTACGAAACGGCTTAAACAACTCTATCTACAAGCGCCTTCTTCAACTTATGAACGAACGTAAGGCCATTTTGGTTTGTATGGATTCTATCGAATCATGTAATAGAATATCAGAGTTCATGAATGCCAGGATGGGAGCCATAACCGGTGTCGTAACATCGCTAACAACCAAAAAGAAAAGAGAGCAAATCATATCAGATTTCAAAGAAGGTAAGTTGAAGGTGGTTTTTAATTATTCAACGCTTGCTACCGGATTTGATTTCCCTGAACTTGATTGCGTGATGTTTGGTCGCCCAACATTCTCATATTCAACATATTACCAAATATTAGGCCGCGCCGTCCGCATCCATCCTGACAAGAAAGAGGCGCTGATAGTTGATTGCTGCGACAACATGAGGCGTTTCGGTCGGATAGAAGACTTGACAATCGAACAATTCCCTTCTAAGGGCTGGTGTATGTTTGCCGGCGATCAACTTCTGTCCAATATAAGGATGGGTGATATTATTACCAAAGACGAGATCCTTCGTCGGGCAGCCTCGCTTAAATCTGTGAATGGAGATGGTAGGAGAGAAGACGATCTTGACAGCATAATAATGTGGTTTGGTAAATATGAAGGGATTAGATTCAAGGACATACCGGTGTCGTATTTTAGGTTCTTGGCTGAGAATATGGCAGTAAAACCAGGAGATAGAAAAGAAAAGATTATCGAATATTATAATAGAATAAAAGCATGAACGACAAGAGAAGAAAAAAAATATTGGGTGTTATTAAAAACGTAGATAAGTATAAAACAGATTTTGAATACATCAAATCAAAGTTATCGGAGTTGAAGTATAACATAAATTTAGCCAAGGATGATGTTGATATGATTTTAGATGAAGAGACTGAGGCGAGAGATAATATACCGGAATCGCTACAAGACTCAGAAAGATATTGGGAATCAGATCGAGCTGTAACTGATATGGAAGAGGTGGTTGATGACATGGAAGGTATTATAAATGATTTAGATGATGTGATTTCAACCATAGATGGGAGTATTAAAACCATAAATGGTTCTATTAAAGTGAATTTGGAAGGAGTAATATGAATGGAAACAAATGAATTAAGAGAGATACTTAAATTGTATGATCTTCAACATGATGTTGTTATCAATAAAAGTTCAAGAAGATATTCTATTATCTTAGATAATAACATAATAGGAACCAATCACGCTGAAGAGAGGGTGGTTGTATTCCGTCCTATACCAGAAGGGAAAAACACGTTCTGCATGGAACGAGATAGGTTCTATACGGAGTTTGAAGAGGCTTTTGATGATGATAAGGCTATAGAAGCCGTAAGACAATATTTTGAAAACAACAAAAACAGAAAGTCATGAAAGAAAACGAAATATTTAGGTTGAAGGGCAGAATCGCTATATCCAATCTATCACGTGAGGACAAAGATATGATAAATAGCATCCTTGATGGTGTCAACAAAAAGGATGAAGAGGAAAAAGGATATATCTATACCGTGAGAGTAAAACTAAACAACGGAAAGGATTCATATGCTACTTTATTTTTTAAAAGAAAGACAGGTCCCACATTTGAAGATTTAAAGAAGGTTCTTAATGATATGGGGGTTAAAAGTGATGATTATAACAATAACGGCATAATTATCATTAACCGCATTGTTATGAGCGGAGAAGAATTTGATCTCTTTATAAAAGAAAAATGATGGACTATATTATTATATCAAATAATTAAAACGACGATAAAACAATGGAAAAGATGGATGATATTATTATACCAAAGGGGGAAAGCGTGGTTATTAACAAAGATGTTCATGCTTATAAAACATTAGTAGCCCAAAAAGGACTTAAGGTTGTGTGTGAAAAAGATATCAAAAAGGGAGATAAGGAGGCTACGCTGTCGTATGAAGGTCGTATGGAAATCGATATACCAATTGAATATATACTGAAGAGTAATAATATCATTTTCAAAGAGGGGGAATTGCTTTTTGTTAAAAAGGATTATTCTTTTAAAGATGACATTGTTCCTGGAGGAGCTATAGTTGAGTTGGCGGAAGATGTCTACAATGTAGATGTTATGGCTGTCATATATTATGAAGGGGGAAAGACTTGTATGCCCTTAGAATTATTAGAACCTGTTAGTTCAGAAAAAGGCAATAGTGAAAAAGAAGGGAAATCAGTGAAAAATGACATCATTGATGATAAACTACGATGGGATTTGCTTCCGATGGAAGAAATTGAGGACATTGTAAAAGTCTATCATGCCGGAGCCAAAAAATATGGTTCTAATAATTGGCAGAATCTTGACAACGGCTTTGAACGGTACCGCGCTGCAATGTTTAGACACCTGATAGAATACATGAAAGGAGAAAGAGTGGATTCTGATACAGGATGTTTTCATCTTGCACAATGCGCATGGAACTGTATAGCTATGCTGTGGTATGATAAGCACGGAAAAGGATTAACGTCTTTAAACAAGGAGGAAAAGAAATGACAAGAGAGCAACTAAATTATTTATGGGAAAAAGAGCTTCGTGCTATAAAAAATCATAAAGACAATATTGATAGAATCAAAAAAGAATATTTTGATTCCAATTATGGGTTAAAGGAAGGAGATAAGATCCGTATTTTACATGAAGCAGGAGATGAAATGACAGGCTTCTTTAAAAAAGCTAAAGTCTACGAAGACAGAGATCTGTACTTGACAATCCAAAATCAGAACGAAAAAGGTGGCAAAGGTAGAGGAACATGGGACATCTATCTATCATCAAAATCAATTAAAATAGAAAAATGTGTATAATACTATGAGAGTGTTAAGTTTATTTGACGGAATGTCATGTGGTCAAATAGCGTTAAAAGAAATAGGGATCACACCTGAAGTATATTATGCATCAGAAATAGATAAGTTTGCTATTAAACAAACGCAATTAAATTTCCCTAATACGGTACAAGTAGGAGATGTGAGGGATTTAAATGTAGAAGATCTTGGACGCATAGATCTTATTTTAGCCGGCAGCCCATGTACGGATATGTCTTTTTCTGGAAAAAGAAAAGGGTTGTCTACCGTAGAAGGAATAGAAGTTAAATCACTTAATGAGTATCTTGAATTAAAAAAAAACAAGGATTTGAGTTTGCCGGTCAGTCTTACTTGTTCTGGGAGTTTATTCGTATTTTGAATGATGTAAGAAAAACTAATCCTGATGTGTTGTTTCTTCTTGAGAACGTTAAGATGGGAAAGAAATGGGAGCCGGTATTCGATGATGCTATAGGGTGTAAGGGCAATCATATTAATTCAGCACTTGTTTCAGCTCAAGTCAGGAAACGTATTTATTGGACTAATATTCAAGACGGCATTATTCCTCAACCTGAAGACGAAGGTTTGACCATAAGTGATATAGCTGAATATGAAGTAGATGAAAAATATTACTTATCTGAAAAAGTTTTAAACAATTTAGCTTTTCACTTGAAAAGAAATCACGACAAGGGAAATTGTTATGGAGCTAATATTAAAACAAAAGATGAGAAATCCAATACTGTTACTGTAAAGGGTAAATACACGTACGATCTTATTTGTGTAGCAATGAGAGGCAGGAATCCAGAAAAACCTACATGTAGAGAATCTGGTCTTAAAACAGTTCAGATGATTGAATTTAAGAACGATGGAAAATCCAATTGTCTCACAACAGTTCAAAAAGATAATCTTATTTTCCAAATACCAAGAGTATTTCATGAAGATAAGGATCCAACATTATCTTGTAATTCATATGATAGAAACAATTTTATCATACAGAGAGCATTACAGGGTGATTTCAGAATAAGAAGATTAACCCCTACAGAGTGCTCCAGGTTACAGACTGTACCAGATTGGTATAAATGGGAATGCAGCGAAACCCAACAGTACAAGATGTTGGGAAACGGGTGGACTATTAAAGTGATTGAACATATACTTAAAAGAATAAAAGAATCATGATTAGAGCAAGATTTTATATTGAAAAATCCGACTGCGGTAACGACTACCGTCCAGTCAAATGGCCTATAAAATATCCATATTGGTGTAGTGGTGAATCCGATGATTCATTCATACTTGTAGCGTATGCCGAAGACGAAGACATCATAAAAGAGCTGTGGCCGGAAGCATACGATATTAATGTCTTAGAAAAAGATACTGAGGTTAAATTCACATCAAGATTTCCTAAGCCGGGATGGTATGAATTGTATGAAAAGGAATTAGAAGAATATGGTACATTTGTGTGGGTTACAGACAAATGTCTGCAAGATGGTAAAATAAGAAAAGTAAAAGCTAAAATAGAAGATTATGATGGTATTTTATTAGCCGATACCCCTGACCGGTACACTCCTTATACGATAGGATATCAAGCTTTTAAAAGCAAAGAAGAAGCTTTGAAATGTGCAGAGGAACAGAGAACTGACTTAATTAAGTCTCTTAAGTTACAAATACATGAACTTGAAAATCTAAAATTTGAATGCGATGATTAATTATGCAGCAAAAGCTAAAAGAGCTTATTTGATAAACAATTTCGATAAGATTCTTAACAGTCTTAACACACTTCATTCAACGGTTGAGACTATGACGTTGTTTGTAAATGACCAGGCTTATAATTACATTATTAAACTGAAGGAGGTAATTAAAGGCAGTCCTATGTATAAGCACAACATCAAGCACTTTTTAAATGATATGGATAAGGAGATAAAGAGGTATAATGCTTCTATCTATTACATAAATAAAGAGCGTAGTGAGGTTATAGCTGATATAACACAAGTTATGGAAGACTGCCTCATGCCATACATAGACAACCTGGCTGGCGCTATAAGAGCAGCCGTGTGGTCGAAGGGTGTGTCTGAGGAGCGGACGGAAGCGGCGGTCCTGGCCCTTATCGTGTCTTCCTTGGCTCTGACATCCGGAAGACTTATTTCAGGTGGATATCAGATTATGAAAGAAATGGGTGGAGGTCAAGGAGGTAATCCATTTACGTTTATGAGCATTGATAAGATAAGATACTTATCTACATTATTATCTGATGCTATTACCAGTGGAGAGATTGCTCTTGAAGAAAAAGAAGCCGATGAAATAACTAAGGCGATGGATGTTTTTATTGAGAAGATGTCCGATTCAGATATTGTCGACAAAGTAATTAGCATACTCGAAGAAGCAGAATCTAAAAACAAGGAGGAACGATCATGAATTACTTAGATGGGTACGTAGAAGAGGTTCTTTCCGAGCCGTATTATGATGATTACGGATCGGGAATTTTCAGGTGGTGGGTGAAAGTGTCTTACAATTGTTATGGCATGGGAGCCGTTACTACCTTAATGTTTGATACAAAAGAAGAAGCGGAAGCGGTAAAACCAGGTTATAAATTTTTGTGTTAATGATATTGGGATGTGATTATGAAGTACTTTATTTTATTGATAATGTTGTTATTATCATCATGTGATATTGACAATGTTAATACTGGATGGGTTATATGTAATTTAGAACCTTTGAATGATGGGCGTGTGTTATACAAAGGAGAAGATAATGGCATTACATGTGTTAGTAGTACCAAATACATCAAATTCATTGGACGCCAAGGGGGATACAATCTTGGAGATTATGTTAAAATCGTAAAAATAGAATAAGATGGAAAAGAATTTAAAACTCGTATGTCCTAAATGTGGCGAATATCACAATCCCAACTCTATACATTCGATGGATGTATCGGATTTTGTAGAAGGGGATATTAGGACCATTATGGAAGAACGTGGGTGGTGCTTTCAGTGTGCATGCTGGCAGAATATATACAACGTACACAAAGACGATCCAGGGTGGATTAGAATAGATGGCGTAAGCTGGATTCTTAAACCTATGGTGGAAAACGTGCCAAGAGGATGGAATGGTCTTGGATGTGGCGGAAAAAAGATGTATATCAATATCGAAGGGAAAGGCATTGTTGCATCAAATAACTGCTGGTGTCAAGGTAATGTTCCGGACGTGTTTAAGGATCTTATACCGGATAATGCTACGTTGGCTACCAAAGAAGAGTTTGACAAAGCTTCTATGGTAGGATATATTATGAATGGCGTTGGTCTAGTTTTTACGGATAGGGTACATTTTTTATAAATCAATTAAGGTAATTATATACCTTAATCAATTACTTAAAAAAAACAGTTATGAAAACATTAGAAGAATATAAAGAAATGTTTAATCTAAGAGATGAAGAGATAAAGGAATTTGAATCTTTTTTGCAAGACAAAAACCAAAGTATATACTACTCCAAATTTACCAAAATAGTAAAATGTAAAAATGGAGATATTGCTGGATATGGTTTGGTTCCGCCTGAAAAAAAAGATGATTTTATGAAAAATTTTGAGAATAATTTTTGATTTGGATATATATATATCACACTCTGTGACCTTATCGAAAAATTCAACTCCTCTTTTGATTTCAATATTTTTAGTTTCTTTTATGAGTAAAAAATAAATTATGGCAGTTATATACAATTCTACATATAGACGATAGTATAGAGTCTATATGTAGAATTGTTTTAATTGTCAAACGTAACTGTCTCCGATGTTACCACATATTCACCTATACTTCCATGTGTTTTAGAATATAATTCAAGTTTTATATGAGCGGAATAGGTGGCATAGAAAGTGCCTTGACCCAAACTGGTTATACCAGGTCTAACTATTGATGTTAGGGTTAAATATTGAAAAGATGTAGGAGAAGGCTCTGGTTTAATATTAGTTTCAACAAGTTCGCAACTCCATGATGTATCTGAGCCGGTTTCGTAGATCTTATCTACAGGATCTCCTATTATCGTATCTGGGTACTCATGTTGCTCACTGGTGTAATTCATTACAATAGGATTATCATTGTTTACATTGTATTTTTTACCAGGAGCAGTATATGATATTTCACGATATGTTACATATTTCTTTTCTTGTTCTCTCACTGTAAACTGGTCCGGCAAATAAAGACGTATCAAAAAACCTAAAGAAGGAGATTCTACTCTACCTATAATAAGTTTAATGTCATCCTTCTCTACAAGCTCTTTCGTAGATTCTGTTTGTTCGCTGATAGTCTCTTTTGTATTAGATGGGACTCCTCCTTGGATACTTATAGAACCCAGACGTTGTTTTGTGGAAAGAAAGGTAAATACACCACTTTGTGGAACAGTACCGACTATTTCATCATCTATGATTACCCCCCCCCTATACAGTTGCTAACTATTTGATATTCATATATTTTTAATGATGTTTCAAATCTTCTTCTCATATTCCTTTTAAGTAAGTATCAGGTGCAACAAAATCACTTATTGTCTTTATTATATGTATAGTATCTATAAAATATGGTGTAAAGTTGTATATAATCACCTTATTTTTTTGCAAGATAGCATTTTTTTTCATAACAAAAGAAACCAGTTCTCTATCATCGCTGACTGAGAACTGGTAAGAAAACAATTTCAGAAAAAATTTAACCTACATAACCTTTAAAGTAAGAACAAAAAAAACGTATAGTCTACTCTTTGACAATGCTAAGATAGCATATTAGAGCCATATTGTAGTAATATAAGCCCAATATTCTTCGTCTACTTGTAGCTCACATCATCGTCTCCTTCTGAATCAGGAGTGGCACCGATGAAAAACATCATTGACTTGTTGTTCGTCTGCTGCCACCAGTTATAGGCACGTGCTACGTCTTCCGGCGTCTTAATGTTATACCATTGTTTGATAAACGTCTGTTTAGCGAGTTGTCTAAATAACTTAGACTCACCTTTATATGTACCAGATGTTACTTTATCAAGTGAGTAGTTCCTGAGATCGGTGAGATCCTTCAGTTTCCGTCCCATGACAAATGGGTCATTAATGATATCCACCACATTAAGCTCCATAATAAACGGCATCTGTGAAGCTATTTCATTTATGGTTCTAAATCCTACATAAGATCCGAATTGAGTAAGCCAGCTTTCCTCGTTTTCATCATCATCACGCCATCCGGCAAGAAGCATAGACACGGCCTGCATGATGAGGAACGTGCCGGTATAAACACTGAGGCGTTTAAGATTAGTCTTTTCCACCTCACCCATCTTATCTTTATTTTCGTTCCAGGCATCTATGATATTTTTCATACCAGGCTCGGAAGCTAAGCTAAATGTTTTAGCTATCATATTCTTTAACGTAATTGACAGCCCTTCCTCTTCTTGCATTGTCTGGAAATTGAATCCCCTTCTTTTCCACAGACGTTGAGCCGCCAGCACCAGCCATCCTCGGTGGGCAGTCATGAACCTGGCTATCCAGTTGCGGGATGCGGCGGTCCGGTTTTCTTCATTCAAAGATCCGTTACATATCTGAGACAGGCTACGAACCTGATTTCGGGTTATAGCCATCTGAGTTTCAACCTCCTCAACAGTAACACCCGATCCTGGTTTCACAACCACCTTGCCGTCTACGACATCTACCATACTCCATAAAGTACGATCTTTTAATGCATCCCATTCTCTTTTTATGGTGCTCTGTTCTTTACCACGTTCTTTTTCCATCTTGAAATCCTGGAACGTGTAGAACCGACCTTTGTAATAACGAACGTTATCCATAGTAGCGATCATAACCTGCGGATCAAGAGGGTAGTTCATGATTTCCATAAAAGCATACATCGGTGAACGCATTAAGGTCCGGGCCACCCTATTATATCCGGCACCATACATACGATTTCGGATATTGAATATCCCCATTCTCTCACCTATGACATATAATTTGCTTTTTCTATCTATGTCTCCGGTTTCTGCTATACAAGATGGCGCAAGACGTGAAAACTCAGCCGATGCATATTTAAGGGAATCTTTGCTTATATATTGTCCTACGGCAGATTCCATGATGAGGTTAATATGACCTGTCAGAGCGCCGGTAGCTGCCACAAACGGGGACAGCGCTAAGTTCATGACCGACATAAACCTTTCAACGGCCATCATAATTCTTGTAAGATCTATCGTGTATCCACCGATGTTAACCGTAAGTTTCTTGGTGTTCATCCTAATGCCATAATAATGGTCATTAAAGAAGTCTCTAAACATCTGGTATGCTTGAGTTGCCTCAGCTTTCTTACCGCCTTCAAATTGCTTATTCAGTAACATCTGCTCCAGTCCTTGGGCAAGCTCTATAGACTTCTGCTTTTCGTTGTATAACGATGATTGCATCATAAGCATCGAATAAGAATAACCAAAATCATGAGATACGTCATCTTGGTTCTCTAATTCATATATGTAGTATTTAGGTATAGACCTAATCCTATCTTCTGGATCATATACTTCCCCTTGTCTGGTTTTACCGTATAGAGAATCGTCTACTCTGTCCAGACAGAGATCTGATACAAAATTACGAACCGTATTTTTGAAGTTGATACCCAATCCCTCCATACGTTCTATATCTTGTTTGGATATCTGTGGAATAGCATACAAATTGGGGCTCTGCTCTTTGTATAAGGAAAGGGATTGTCTTTTTATTTCCTTAAGTTTTTGAATCATATTCCATTGCTCTACGTTTTTAGTAGCAATCTCATTACCATCAGCATCATATCTAATGCCGAAGTCATTGAAATACGATTCATCACGATACAGGCTCTTCTTGGGCATACGATAACCATACCCATGATCTTTTACATAATCTGGGTTACGACCGCTATTTTCAGCTTCAGATTCAGCCACCCACGCTCTTGCAGGGTCGAAAGACAGGTACGATATATTCATACCATAATCTTGTGTGGATGTCCCGTTCTGTATGTCTTTAACCATCTGTGCCACGTCTATCTCACCTCGACCTATTTTACCAAGCATAGCCGCATATCCGGTAGGAGCCATGCGTTTGTAATATGAAAAGACTTGACTTCTGGCAAATTCATTAACAATAGCATTAGCCTCTTCTATACCTGATTCTCTTGTGTTATTTAAAAACAAGCTGGCCATCTTAGTATTGACAGCATTCCTAAAATCTCTACCGTCTAATTCTTTGCTTATTCCAAGCTTTTCTGACAAGTAGTTGGTTTCAGATACAGTAAACAAATATCGGTTATCAGCAGCCTTAAATAGTTTATCCCTTAAGGCTTGAATCCTTTTTGCTTTCTTTGCCGTAGTATGACGTTGCACAAACTTCCATTCCACTTCCTTGGAGTCAGCAAGAGCATTTAAATAAGATTGATTGACTTCGTTTTCAGCCTTACTGCTTTTAGTAAGGTATTTATCAATATCTTCAAGACCCACCATCTTAGCATAATCTATTAAAATAGCGTAATCGGTTTCAATAGCTTCAGATGCAGCCCTAAAAGCATCTCTTTCAGATGAGGTAAATGTCGCTTCATTGATTTCTCCGATGTCAGCCACATCGCGGTTATTCCCAATTATTTCCTTGATGATAGCCCTGTTTTTTTCTATATCTTTCACAATAGCTTCTACGTCTGTCGCATCTCTATCACTTGTCGTAGAATTAATGATATCATGCGCCATTTTAAGATACGAAGCCTTGTTGTTTGATTCGGTGCGTGCCGACTGATCTGACTCTATATCATTCCAAAACTGATCATTAAAAGCCAGGTGTCCTCCTAACATAAGCGTTCTCAGTGCAGCCTCCCCTCCAGACTCACGCTGAATCGTTCTCAATCTTTCCAAAAATGATTCTGATACGGCATTAGTAACATTATTTGATTCTTTTCTCCATACTTCATTTATAGCTTGTATTTCTTTGGCCATCTTGAGTTGATCACCGGTTTTATCGACTCTTCTGGTTCCTACATATATGTATTCTGAAGCTGCTTCCTTACGTTGTTTACGAAGCAGTCCTTCTTCTTCATAATTACTGCTCTTGAAGTAAGCAACTTCATCAAAATTACCATTGCTATCAATAAAAGGTTGCCTCAATATCCGTTTTTGCCGGGAAAGAGCATTAAGATATTCTTTAGTTGTTTGAGAAACCGGATACCCCAATTCTTCTTCAGCCTTTTTGTATATGGATTCCATTCTTGTGGCATAACTTTCACTAAATTCCAGTTCTGAATTTTCAGCATCCCACTTCTCCATCTGTTCTGTATAAATCCTTTCCTGCTCGATGGTAAAGATGTCGGTATTAACCCTATCAGAAGAAGGTTTGAATTTAGCGTTCTCAGTAACCGTATTTCCGTCCTTGTCAACTACTTCTCTTTTAAACACATAATTACGGTTATTGTCAACCACATCATTGATTTCTTCTTCTGATATCTCTATGTTCATGGCAGTTGCAAACGCTCGCATCTGCGCCAGCTTCTTATTACGATCGTATTTAGCCATATCAAGAGCACTACGAAGATAATTAGAAGTCTTGCCGTCTACTTTCTGAAGCAGTTTTTCAAATTCAGATTTATTGAAACCATGTTTTTTCGCATATGCCAGGAAGTCGGATATGGCTGGCTGGGCATTCACCATCGCATTATAATTGTCTTTGGCAATCATAGCTCCAAGAGCGTTATTAAACGGGCTGGAAGAATGTTCTAATATACCGAACCACCTACTTATCCAGGACACATCGTGTTGAACTTTATCAAAGAACTCTTTTACTTTCTTTACCTTATCTGCCGGCACATGAAGTTCGTTCATTAACTTGTCAAGCAACGTACTTTCATCAAGATCTTGTACTGATTTAATATCAGACTGAATACCATTGATGTCGGCAATGACGGTATTGATCCTATTTGTATAATCTTGCTTTTCACGTTCGTCAAATTCGGTACTTCTGTTACGGATATATCCTCGAAGATCGTTCATGATCGGAAGAACCTGATTGTTGATAATATCTACGTTCTTTCGATCATTGGTATTGAAATGAAGTTTACCGTCTTTGGTATCACCATGAAGGATAGTATTTACTACATTGCTTAAGTATCTGACCTGAGCTTCGGCTGTGGAGATCATGCTATTCATGGCAGCCGCCATCTCATTTTTGTCTATTTCGGTCTCTACCTTATTTATCTTATCTTCTATGGTCTTAAGCTGAGCAAGGGTCATAGATGTAGTTACAGCCCTATCAGAGCTTATCTGACGTAAGTCTCTCAATGTTTTTCTCAATGCCCGGATCTTAGACTCAAGAAACTTGTTCTTGTTCATAGAGGAAAGAGAGTATAATGTAAAATCATTATCCTTTAAAAGAGAAGTATCAAATCCTTTATCTATGTCGGTAATAGCAAGATCACGAATGTTTTTAATAACGTTATTCAAATCTTGTCTTTGGGTAGATAAAGCTGATTTAAGCCAGTTTACGATTCCAGAGAGAAGCTGCCGGACGCGTCCCAGGAAGGAGGTGGGCTCTATGGGCGCCGTTCTGTCCTGCATCTCCCTGGCAAGGATCTTTCCAAGAATTTCTTTCCTAACTACATTGTCAAGTTCAGTTCCTTCATATACCTTACCGTATGTATTATAATACTGATTTGCATACTGATTCCATTCTTCAGTGCCTTCTACGTCTTGCAAAACAGATTCAACAGCATTCTGATCTCTGTACGCCTCTACAAGGAAGTGGGCTGTTTCTTCTACTAAGTCAGACAAAGTAGCATCTTCACCGACTGCTATTACGTTATTGGCAATATCCGCCAATGCTTTAGCAGAAGGTTCGTGTCCGTATTTAGTTTGGTACTTCTCTATATAATCGGTCATGCCAACGACACTAACGCCCAGCGTTTTCAGTATCTCAACAATAGAATTTCGTTGATTACGTTCCTCTTGGCTATAATCCGATACTATCTTAGCTTTAGTATCAGCATAAAGATCATTGTCTTCTAATATAAATGAAACTACAAGCGCATCAAAGTGATCGTATTTAGCATCCAATTCATTGTATCTTCCAGACTTAAGATCGCTCTTTATCTGCTCCTTGCTAACTCTTTCTGTTCCTCCAGTGGCGAGTCTCATAGTCACCTTACTATTATCCAATGAATTTATGGTTATCATGCCTTGATCATTCATGGAAACATCAGAACTGAAATGATTACGAAGTTCGGTATAAGCTAAGGCTGAATTGAAAAGTCTAATTTGTCCTGCATGTCCTTCTCCTGTAAGATAATAGCTTCTTGTTTCCGGATCGAATATCTTGGATCCTGACAAAAGACCTTTCTTTATAAGGTAGTTTATTATCCCACCTTTTGTTAATAAAGAAGTGGAAGCAGAGGCGGTCATAACAGGTATAAAAGATTTGGGGTTGTTAAGGACATACTTTCCAGCCTTGTAAGTAATGTCTGCCACGCCATCCCAGGCAGATTCTTGAACGGTGCCAGATAAGAATCCTATTCTGATATCATTCCCGCCAGAGCGAAGAGCTTCTCCGTAATCTTCAAATAATTGATTACGATCATTCATGAAAAACAAACGAGGTTCTCCAGTCTGATACGTTACACCCACAGGATTAGAATCTGTTTCTGGTAGCTCTTCTGGACTAAATATCTTAAGACCGTCTTTTATAACCATATAATTAACATCATTATCCTGTACCATAGATACGGGAGTGAAGTCCGAAGATATAGCATCTTGTAGATACTGCCCTGAGTCTATTCCTGGTTCTTCCGGCACGGAGATACTTGACGGAACCATAGCATCCACCAACATAATATTATCACCCAGATCTTGGCTATAGAATCCAAAGCCTGATTCTTGAATCCCATAAGGTGCATCTGATTTCGACACAAGAATAGGGTTGCTCATCTTAGAAGCCTTATCCAGCACCCTTTCTCTATAGGTCTCTGGAATAAGGCCGATGTTAGATTTTACCTTATTGTAAGCCTGTTTGTTGATAGGCACATTCCTTCTCCAGTCACCAAAAGCCTTTAAGAACTTATTAGAAAATACGGTTTTAAAAACAGTAGTAGCCCGTTCCCTATTTTCCATAAGAGGAATAGATGCTATCTTATCGAATAACATAGACCTGTCCCCTGATCTGGTAGAGACAGAAACAACTTTCTTTTTATTATCTCTTTTAATAATACACGTTGATACCATGATAAAACATTTTTGTTATGAGACAAAGGTAGCCAAAAATCAAGCATATCATAAAAAATTAAGCCATCTAACTTCTCAGTCTGATGGCTTAAAAATAATATGAAAAAAAATTATAATCTGACGCAAATCGTCAAGTTACGCTTATGCATTGTATTTGTACCCATTTCTATGAATAAACCTTCCCGATTCAAAACGTTCAATATCTTCAGGGCAAATAGGGCCCGAATCTTCTCTCCTGGCTTCAAACCAAAGCCCTGGCTTGCGAAGTCGGCAAGTTATGATATAATTGAAGCAATTGTGTGTAAAATGGAAAACAGATCCTACAGGGAAATATCTATCAGCTTGAAATACGATTCTTTTTCGTTTGGTATCAAATGTGATATCTCCTACTACCTTAGCCACGTAATAGCTTATGCTATTTAACGTTTCATCTGTTTGTGGTATCCAATAATAACCTCTTGCCATAGCGCAAATATATAAAAAAAAGTCGGACAAGATACATGTCCGACCTTTTTTTACTTTGATTCGTTTTCAAACCGCTTTATAAGAGAAGCAATATCATCACCACAAATAAACATCATTCTACGTTCTTCTTTTGGTTTATGAGACGTTGGGATGGTTTTGTTTATTTTAATCTGATTCGCCAGACCTCTGCCTAAACGAATATCAGCTTTTTTACCTTTAATGTTGAACTTCATAGATTATTTGTTTAAACAGACCAATTCCGTCTATTATAATATGACCGCTTCGCATACGACTATTATTAAGATTGTAAAGGAAATTAAAACCACTTTCTTTTTCTTGTCTTTCAAAAGAACTGATATCCTTTCCTCTACGAGCTCTTCCAAAAGCCTTCTTAAACAACTTTCCTCTGAAGGTCTTGACAAGGTTCTTGGTAGCTTTATTACCGGCTCTTATCGTTACTTTCCTTGCCTGGTTTTCTGAGACAAAACTGCTTCGGAAAATATACGATGCTGCTGCTTGTATATCTTGTTTAGTAATCATATGCATATGCCAAACATTTCTTTCAGAATACTGATCTTTATTCCGTATATCAATTTCATCTCATCTCTATCATATACGTCAAAAAAGGATTTACTGGGGTCCTTTGGATTTGCGTTCAATTGAATTATGCAATTACCAGTATAAACCTTAAGCCTATAATTATCGGAGTATATATCCTGCATGGTCTCAAATGTCTCAATTAAATTTTCAACAAGAACTCTGTTAAATGAAAAAGATTCTTTGCCATCACCTTTAAATGTGATATGATCTAAATTCTTGTTGTCAAATTCGTACTCTAACTGATTGCCGTCCATCATATCATAAAAGATTGACTTTTTGATTCTAAATCCCATATTATTTTGTTTTTAGTTAATATAAATCTTCCGAATACAATTGTTCTCTAATGGCATTCCTATCTACTACCATTTCTTGATTATTGTTTCTAACAAGTTCAGATGCTTCCTCTCTTGTTAGAAACCGGTTCTTGCTTGTCAAAAATCCTTGAATACTACGGTTTTTATGAGCAATACCATAAGCTGCAAACTGAGAAATGATAGAACAATGTCTCAATCCACAGAACACGGCGCCGGATGGTATATTGGTGGGCTGATGAGGACGCTTCTTGCCGTCCTGCACCCAGATGGCCGCGCATATTACTATTTCTTTATTATACATGATACGTTTTTCTATTAAATTTATTAAATCCGTTCATTTACTTTAATATAATCGGATGCCTCTTCCCTCTAACGAGTTTAAACTTTTTGCGTGAAACATCTTTTGAATTTTCTCCGTTGAAATCCCTGATATTGAAACTCCCTGATTTTCTCCTTCCATAAACAAAGAATATTTTATTGTTATACAACACTTTATCAAACAACCTAAAACCGAAAACCTCAAAAGGAGCTTGATTGTTTTTCTTCTTCCCCCCTTTTAAAATTTTCATTTTATGTATTTGTCTATTATGTCTACGAATTAAACGTTTTAAATATTGACGTTCGATTCGTTTCGCATTAATATTCTTAGAAATGACAAACGCGTCGGATGTATGGGATTTTTCAATCCCATATTTAATCCGATTATGTTTCGTAATGTAACCAAACGTCATAAAAACTCTGTCGTATCTGGATTTTAACTCTTCATACAACCTCCATTTCATAATTCCCATTACGGCTGCGTCGCGAAGCGACTTGCCTCTTCTGATCTTTAAATCTATATTACCTTTATGGTATTCTTTGTGACATGTTTCACATAAAGTTATAAGATTAGAAGGGGAATCCCCTCCGGTTTTTCGAGACTCAATATGATGAACATTCAGTATAGAATCTTTTGACTTGCCTTTACAATACTGGCATTTATGTCCATCTCTTGCTAAAACATACTCCCTTGTGTTCCAAAACTCAAGTTGATCACCTTCCTGGTATTCTTTACCTGATATCTCAGGATTCTTAATCTTTTGAGTATCGAATTGAGCTACTTCAATAACAATACGAGATATTGGTAATATAGAGCAAACATTTTCAACAACACGAATATGGGCGTCTACTTTGTATTTCACCGAAGGTGCTATCCATCCTGGACGCTTGCTTTTTACTCTGTTATCGAAACGAGGTTTTCTATACCTCAACCTATTCCGTCTTGTTCTTCGTAGCTCCCTTCTGGTAGACAAAAGATCTACAATGTCATTTCTGAGGATTACTTCACTACTGTAAAGTTCTTTGCTTTTCGTTGTAGCTGATAGACCAACGTGTTTGGTTCCAGCATCAACGCCTAATACAATTTCTTGTTTGTAACTATCGGATATGTACGTCAATCGGATGGTAAACGGACATAGGTTTACAACGACTGCTTTGTTTGATTTGAGCAGTCTCCTAACCTTTCCATGTCTTGTTGTTGGCATCAGAGGTTTACCATCTATGTCTTGTACATACACCATATCTACAAACGTTTTTAATGTTTATTCAACATAAGTCAGGAATATTTCATCCTGTTAGTACCCATCGCCAATGTTATAAGAGGTTTTTCGCAAGCAACACTGAAACCCGAATACAATCTCTGTTTAATCGCTTGCCTTAGAGCTACGGACTTGGACAAACATCCGTAGGTAACTATCTATTCTCAAATAACGTAGCCTTCGTTTCAAGGCTTAGGCTAATATCCGGACCATTTCTGGTACATTAAAACCTTATAATGGAATTATATTGTTTTAATGTTATTTCGGATATTGAAAGTATGGTATCCATCAGAAACCTCTCCCATGTCTCCAGGTTCTGCTTTAGGTTCAGGATGATTCGGATAGCAGTAGTCCACTGATGCTTCTAACACTGACTTTACGTGTTCTATTATCCTCGCAACATCATCATGTTTAAAAAAATGCTTAAATCTTTCAACGAATTTAATATCTTCGTTGATTGCTGATTCGAACTCTTCTTTTGTCATTGCTCTAACTACATCTTTAAAATCTTTTAATTCCATAATTTGTTTTAAATTAGTTGTTATTATGCTTTCTTTATCTTACAATACAAATCCCACAAAAACTCAGCAGAAAAACCACCCCATGCATTATTCTGCCAAATATCTACTTTGTTAATAAACCAAGACCATGTAGGACCATCATATGAAGAATCAGATGATGATCCCAATCCGATTTTCTCCATTTCATTCGCCACATCAGAATAAGGATCTAAATCGACTCCCCTAATCATGTTAATAATATCATCCTTGTCTAACGTAAATTGAAACCGCTCCTCGTTAGTAGGCGGATCTTGATTCAATTTACCAGTCGCAAGCCATTCTCCATCATGATACAATTCGGCAAGTTTCTTTACCTTATTTTTAAGAAAAGAATACTCTTGTATGACTTCCATAAAGTCAGCTTCGTTAGCTTTACCCTCTATGAAGATAACGGTTTTGCTTCCAGGTCTATGATCGTCTAAGCTTGCCGGGATTCCCAATATCGTCCATCCTTTAAACTCAGCTATCTTAAAACGCATGACATCAAACACCTTATAGAAATCATCACAATCTACAGATTCTATTACCTTAACATCCTCTTCCGTAAATTTACCTCGTATTGGAATAACGTGATGACCAGGGCAGCCATTGGTTCCGAAATATGCGATTCTAACCATATTATCTATAATATTTTAATTGTTCTGAAATCCTATATTTACTTATATCATCACACAAGTTACACCCTCCTGTGCATCCATAAATCGAACAATACGAGTCTCTTTCTGCCTTCGATCTGGATTGGAAATCTCTTACGGCTTTAATCCAGGTAGGAGAAACTATCTTACCAGAGAAAGAAGGTACGTTTAAAAGTAGTGTTTTCATGATTTCGCTGAAACATTCATATAATACGGTACATCTACCACATCTCTTCTATGAAGTTCCTTCTCAAAATAAGAAACCATATAGGTATTTTTACCTTCGTGATCAGGCCTGGGATCAAAGCATTCAAAAACGAATCTTGTTCTACCTTCAAGATGACCAAACATGAAAACAAACTCACCACCGTATCTTTTGTTAGCCAATTCTTCTACTGTCATAACCTGTCTCCTCCCAATCCCGAATTGATGCTAACGTACTTAACACGGACATCGTTTCCACGTCCAAGCTGACCCCAGCCGGGCGATGGCGTTCCCTTTGCCGGAGCAGCGACAGCCCTAAGCCGAGGCCAGTCCTGATTTTGTCTTATGGCCTCCGCCTCTTTGTAATATTGGTTACACAGCTCTTGATCTTCGTACCCAATGTAATCTTCTTTATTTTCCATAGTTGGAAATTTTATAGTAAAACATAATAATTACTACTCCATTATAGACGCTTCATTGAGATTCGTAACCTCATTTCTCTGCATCCGATTATAGAGGATATCAACTCCTACCCTCTGTATGTTTATTGCAGCATTCAAATCTCTATCTATTTCAATGCTGCAATTTTCACACTTGAAAACTCTATCTGATAAAGTTAAGTCTTCTTTCTTCCATCCGCATTTGGAACACGTCTTTGATGATGGAAAAGAACCTGTCTATTACGACAAGTTCTTTTCCATACCAATTACATTTGTATTCCAACATGCTTCTAAACATTGAGAAACTTGTATCGGATATAGCTTTAGCCAATTTGTGATTCGATAACATTCCAGAAACATTTAAATCCTCTATGCAAATAACATCATAATTATTTACAAGTGAAGTGGTAACATTATGAAGAAAGTTGTTTCTCCTATTAGCAATCTTGTTATACAATCTTGCTATTTTTATTTTATTCTTTCTATGCCTGTTACTTCCTTTACTCTTTCTACTTAAATGTCTTTGTATTTTAGCTATTTCAGATTGTTTCTCTCTGAAAAACTTGATATTATCAATCACAATTCCGTCAGACAATGTAGCAAAAGATTTCAATCCTAAATCTATACCAACCGTTTTACCAGTCTTTCCCTTGTGATGCATGACCGTATCTACGAGAATAGAAACAAAGTACTGATTGCAACAATTTTTAGATATCGTACATGACAGCATCTTTGAATTATTAGGTATATTCCTATCAATAGACATCTTAACCCATCCTATTTTCTCTAATCTTATCTTATTATCTTTTAATGAGAATTTTTGATTAGGTAATCTATAAGATTGGTTTCCAGATTTCTTTTTAAAAGAAGGTCTGCCTATTTTCTTCTTTCTTGTTTTAGAGAAAAACTGGTTGGTAATTTCTTGAAAATCCCTTATCTTTTGTTGTATAGCAGCGGCAGAGATTTCATTCAACCACGGCTTGTCAATTATTAAATCAGATTTAATAATGATTTTAGGTTTAGGATTACTATCCTTATCATAAGAATTGAAAAATTCGACATTAGCATTCCAAATTACACGAATACATCCAAAAGTCTTAGAAAGCAACCCCTTCTGAGACTTATTAGGATATATTCTGTATTTGAAAGCTTTATGCATCGTTTAATTATTTAAAAGCAAATATAGTTACAATTCTATGATTATACAATATTCATAAATTAATTAGATTTAAAATAATACAATGTATATTAAAATAAAAACCCGATACGTTAAAGCATATCGGGTTTGGCATCAAGCATAAAACATAGTCAGATCTTAGGTAAAGATTCAAGATACTTTTTAATGTCTTTATATTTAGGATCTTTATCTATTCTGTTTTTCAGTTCATGCAATGCCGAGTCCATAACTGTATTCGGTACGCCAATCAATTCTCCTATTAAATACAAGGGGGTTTTATTCGATTTAGATTCGTATGCCATATTCATATCCAAAAAAAAAGTTATGTAAAACAAACCGGCCACGGGTATTCTATCGCCCGCCGACCGGTATCATATTTTTTATTCTTTTTATTCCCTTTCGGGAAAAACGGGAATGCGGGAATCATATTTTTTACTATGGCTCCCGCACCGCCGGAAGGACTCGGGTCTGGATCTCAGGTCAGATCCTTCCAGTTTATTTTTTCGCCGAGGTAATCTTGCACGGCAAGCCATCTTATAAAGGCTACTCCTTCGGGGGCATCCGGATCATTCAAATACATTAACGTAGCTTTCACCAGCTCGTTCTCACATTTGAAGATCTTCGGGAAGCCATCCGAATAGTACATTGCAAAGACATATTGGACATCGCCCCATGTCGCTTTATCCGGCTTCTTCGCTCCGCACTTTTCAAAAATATCTTTTATCTCCGACTGCTTCCAGATCCTTTTAGATCCATCGACGTTAACCATTTTCTTAACCGCTTCGTCAGCAAGTTCATTAGAGAAATGATAGCCGTAAGTGTCTACATATTTCTGATAAGCTGGATCCTCTGCGTCTGCTCCTCAATAAGAACGACCACGACCTCTTCCCCTACCTCTACGCATCTGGGGACCATCACCGTAGTATCTGTCGTCTCCATAATAATCGGTCGGGTAAGATTCGTAACCCATCCTCCGGTATTCCCGGTCCTCCATTTCATGACGGCGTTCGCGTTCTTCGAGTCTTCTTTCTCTTTCTTCCAACTCGTTTTCACGTTCTTCCATCTCTTTCATTTTTTCATGCATACCATAATGGTCATAAGGAGGAAGGAATCCATGTCCGTAACCCATGTACGTCCCATCAGAACGACGACTACGACCTCTGCCTCGTCTATCTTCTATCTCGTCATATCCAGGATATTCTCTTTGTCCTGAATTTAAATCATATACTATCATATTATACTTATTTCAAACGTTCTACAATCAACTTCTTTAAATCTTCAAATGAATCAGTAAGATCATTGACCTTATTTTCTATACCAGCTATTTTACGATCTTGCTCTCTTGTCTGTTTAAATGCTGGGTTAACTTCTTCCAATATGGATTCACAAGCTTCGATCTTTGCACGATGAGTATCTACGCTATCTATTATTTCCTGACTGGTGTTTTTTATAGCATTCAATTCATTCATAATAGGATCTATGCTTGTAGACAATGTTATTCCCATTGCTTTAGCCACATTCTGGGATTCGGGAACTGTATAGGTCTTGGTTTCTCCTGTAAGCTCCACTGTAAGATCCACCACGCGCGTCTGCATGGTCTGGTATTGTCCAGGCTGCGGAGGAAGGTATCTTGGTTCCGATACGGCTACCACTCTTCCCAATTCGTATTTAGGTACTGTATTAGTATCAAGGGTATGTACCTGAAACCCTTTCTTTAAATCTGAAAACATGACCGAAATATTTATCTGTTAGAAAAATAGGGTGATAGTCCCTATGACCAGGTTTATCACCCTACTAAAAATCATTTGCTTACCTTAGTTTCAGACGCCTGGGCTGCCGCTACTGGAACACAGCAATCCATTAATCTTAACACGCCACGAACTTTATTGAAGTACAGAAGGCGTTCTGTGCCATTTACCATAGCATCACCCGTGACAGCTACGTTAATAGGGTTCACGACATTCACTCCCGTAACCGGGCAACAGGTGTCGGCTCCTACTGTTGAAACTGTGCTGTTTGCCGGGACCGCAATCTGTACCGGTAGAGCACTTCCGGCTGTGGGGACTACTTGCCTTATCTTAAGAAGGATAAGACCCTCACACGGAAGGGCGATCCAAGCCCGTGGGTTAATACCGAAGATTGTATTTGTCGTACTGACAATAACATTCTTCGTAACCATCTCATACAACGATCCTATTTTAGAAACACAAGCCATATTAGCCTCCTCTCTTAATAAAATCAGACAGCAGCGTTGTTATTGCAACATCCGTTGTTACATCCACATCCGTTATTGCAGCAACCTCCTCCGAATACCTGTCCCCAAGTATAGGACTGATAAGGAGAACAAGAGGGATAAGCAGGAACCGGACAAGGACGTAATTGACCAACGATATTCTGGGTCTGTTGCTGAGATAATGCCGAAGCTGTCAAAGCCGCTTTTTCTTCACGAAGTTGAGCAATAGTGTTCTGCATCTCCCTCATTTCCAACTGACAGAATTTGTCGTTGATCATAACGGTTTGAGCGTCAAGTTTCGCAGACAAGATATTGAATTGGCTTGTAGCTTGCTCACGATTGTTAGCCAGACCTTGGTTGAGACCGTTCTGCAAGATATTGGTTTGTTCCAACGTGCGAAGCTGGTTATCAAAACCTTGCTGAGTAATCATTCCCTGAGTCTGGCAAGTGCTTTGATTGATCAACGAACTCAGATTGCAGCAGCAAGAGCTGATTTGATTTCCGATTTCACAACCTTGTTGTTGAACTGCGTTGATAACAGCCTGAGAAGTCATACCTACCTGACCAGCTACTTTATCAATAGCACCCTGTACGTTGCAGATAGCGTTCTGAAGTTGAGTAGTAGAGCAGTTCAAAGCAGAAGCGATCTGATCTATAGCGCTACGATTACCTTGAATTGCCTGCATCAAAAGTTCACGACCGTAATCGTTATTCAACTGAGCGGGTAAACCATTGGCGCAACAATCACCACCATTTCCAAAACCGTTACCGAAGCCGCGTCCACCCCACAGCCAGAACAAAACAATTATCCAGAGCCACCAACCGTTAGCCCCACCGAAACCGTCCTGGTTGTTACGACCGTTCATCAAAGCCGCCACCAGATTCGGATCCATTTTATTACCACCTATTAAATTAGCAAACATGCCGGGAATCATTGAAAGAAGACCGTTAGCGGCTGCACCACCACCGTTAGCCCCGGCTCCATCTAAAAGGACGATTTTATCACCACCCATAATTTTATAGTATTTAATTGTTAAACATACGTGCATGAAGCACGTAACAAAGATCATGATTGCAGGGTGGAATACAGGTGTGTTTATTTCCTATAGAAGAGAAGTATTTTCAGCAAAAACGGAAGTATAATACACAATAATTAATTTTCCCCATTTAAGGTGAAAAACTGATAATCAGAAACTTACGCTTTTCCCATTTTGGGTAAAGCGCTGTAAATCAAACCAGGGCCCGCATCACTGCGAGCCCTGATCTCTAAACTAATACCATGAAAAAACTTAAATCTAAAAACTAAAGAATACACAAATGTATGAAAATGTACGCTTTTCACAAAGAATCTGTATCCTGTTCTTTTGTGTGATTCAAGACATGGGATATAGTTCTGATACTTAATCCGGTTTGATTTCGTATCAGATTATAAATATAGGATTTTGAAACTACAGTTCTTAATTGACCTAAATCATTCATAATGTTTTTATACATAAGATGAATGCTGTTATTACGTTTGATGGTACTGATTCTCATTTCCTACCGTTATTAGTTACGTTCTGTTCTTACCTTCCCTATTTTCTATAATCCCTTCCTGAAACTAATATTGCAAACTTAATAAAAATAATTCATAAACAACGAAAATCTAACTTTTCTTGTATGTTATTGATATACGTGCATATATAAGAAAAGTGAGACTTTCACAAGCCTCACTTCCCAAATTATAACTATGAAAAAACTATATTATATATATACAAAAATTATTTGCATTCTAATTTGTTAAGATCATCCAATTCAGACTTGCTTATGGTCATATCTTGCGTCAAGCCAGATCTGTTTTGGTATGGAGCGTAATCGGTTTCTACTGTCTTAGCCTTCTGGGTAGAATCGTATTTCACCTCCGATTCGGTCCCTGTCAGATTTTGGTAGATAGAGCCGGAACTACTTTCGCTTACTTTAGACCATATCTTATTACCTACTCTTATAAAATTATCATAAATACCTTCGGCTGTTATAACACCATCTTGCTCTACGATATTAGGGCCCGATTTTTCTTTTAACAGATACGGGTGCCTGGTGTAAAAATAGTGTTCAAAATCATTCTCGGCATACGAAGGGTCATACCTATCCAAATAAAACAATTTTGATAAAAAAGGGTCGGTGCTGGTCATGCTATAATCAAACAACATCAACCTGTCTTTTCCAGATAAAGATAATTCTATTGATTTCAAAATATCAGGATCATCAGAAATAAGACCCAAAGATGGACCAGATTTGAAGTCAAGATACTTATAGGCATTATCATATAATTTTGTTTTATGGAGTTTGTTGTCAAGGTAATATTGGTATAAATCGAATAAGGATAATGGGTTTTCGCTATCTTGTTTTTTGTTCATGTACCGACTAAATTCCCGATCCACATCCGCGTAAGAAACATCAAGTACCGCCGGGTGCCCAAACGCCATCCTGGTCATTATCATGTCCTCCGTGTTCTGAGGATCCATGAACGATCTGACGTATTTTTTAATGGAATCCATGAGCGTATTATCATCTACGTTCCGTACTTTCTCTTTATCCAAAACGCCGTTCTTAAAACAAGATTCAGGATATATTTTAGCAGGAAAGTGAGTTAGGTTGTGCTTGGCTAACACTGTTGATATTTGATACATCTCGTTAAGATCATCTTTGCTGATCCTTTGATATAGATTATCTCCTACCTTAAGCAATGAGTGTTTCTCAAATGCTTCTACTGGGTCTATATTGGATTCAGAATAAACGATATTCAAATTATCCATATACTCCGGTAATAATCCAAAATAATAATCTGTGCTATCACCAAGAACATCATCAATAGAAGATGCCAACGTAGGAGCATAATTTACATCATTGAGCCTGGCCACATAAATATCAAGATCCATCATCAAATTATCTATCTTATTCAAAGATTCTTCTGTGCCATCATAAGTTTCTGACGCCCCTATTATATCTATGCCAAACCACGTACAAGCCTCTTCTATATCCCATATCATGCTTCTTAAATCGGATTCAGTGTCAGCGTTAGCCCTATGTAAATAAGCTGATATACGATCTCTTAGGAACTCTATTTTGCCGGGATTGTAATAAGACAGATCTTGTAGCTTAGACAAGGATCTTCTCTTGCCTTCTACCACATCATCCCCTTCTATGTTTATTACCGGAATCTTATTCGTAGATGAAAACTCATCAAACATAGATTCGGCAAATTTTTTATCAGAAATAAATTTCTCGACCAGCTCAGGATACAGGTTCCTCAACGATTCAAAAGCAGATGAAAATTCAGAAAAGTTTTTTATGCCGCCTACTGTTTTGCACATAGCCCAATAAAGCTCAGAAGGATTATATGGTACTTTTTTACCAAATTGGTTAAACACTCCCTCCTTGTAAACAATAGGACCATACTGATAGTCAACAGACATAAAATAATTATCTTTTTCCCTATCATGTTCGTTATTGGAATAATCCAATAACTTCCTCATGGATGTCGAAACTTCATTAAGAACAGAAGGATCAGATAAGATTCTACTTATCTCTGTTTCATTATACAAGCCTGATCTTCTTAAATTCTGCTCATTCAGTATCAAACTACCATCTACATAAAAATAATGAAGAATGATGTTGGATAATGATGGTGCCGTATAAACACCATAGGTAGATAAAAGAAAATCCCTTACATCCTTAACATCCTGAGCCGTTAGAGGATTGGCAAAATAAGTTTGACGCTTCATATACGACAGTACGTCTTCTAAAAGAGGTTCACCATTGGAATCGGTATTAAACATCTCCCCTGGAGCCGGGTTATTCCAATGACCGTAATACGACAAAAAACCAGGAGTGTAAGCCTTAGCCCATACCTGAAGAGCCCGCTCACTGTTTCCTAATAATTTTAAGGCACTTTCGTAAAGAACGGAAGACTCCCCGTTAGGAGCCTCAACCCGTTCTATTTTATTTTCCTTCTTTTCTATCTGACATTTGACACCCATGTTATGAAAAATATTAAATTCAATAAAATCTATTACATTTCTTTATAAGTTTCGGAATGTACCTTCTTAACAAAATACATTCGTAATCCTTACCGGGTTAAACAATAACCCTCTATCGATTATCCTACGAATTGATTCACAAGAATCACCGACTACTTTTCTCATAATGTTTAATGCTCCATTTACATCGGCATTAATGAGCTTTCCTGTAGAGGATTGAAATAATCCTCGTTTTCTCCTTTTTCCTAAATAGTTTTCATGTTTTCCTATCTTCTCAAATGCAAGAGAATCACATTTTGAAGTATATGATTCTTCATTGATAACTATTTCAATACCAGCTAATTCACATTTGTATTCTAAGTAACTAACTAATCTCGCAAAAGGGATTTGGGTAAACTTTTGGTTATTCTTTTTACCTATATTTACATTTTGTTTCCATCCCTTGTTATAGCCTACAACTAATTTTGTTATCTTGGAATCGATAAGTAAATCAACTATCTTTCTACTGATTTTATGAAAGACATCTTCTATGTACTGTTCTCTATCATAATATAATTTCTTTATTCGTTTCGTTATCCCTTTTATCTTTTGTAAATCTTTGATACTATTTAATTTAGCTAATGTCTTATTGAATAGCTTATTGTATGATTTAACAAATTTACCACTAAATAGAACAGTAAAATCCTCACTGATAAGAGTTGCAAGATTATCAATCCCTAAATCGATTGAAGCAACTTTCTCTTCCATACCTTTAGACACTTCAATATCTTTTACCTCATAAATGATTTCTATTTTATATCCACATGATGATGGTTTTATTCTAATCTGTTTGAAATCTTTTATCAAATCAGAATACTTCTCATATTGAGGAATGGGTATTGAAATATCTTTTGATAGGATTATTTTCCCATCTTTTATTTTGCAACTCTGGCTCGTGTAATACAAATTGAACTCAGAACCTCTCTTTTTGTAATTTGGAAGACCAGGTTTTTCCTTATACTTAGTTGGATGTTTTTTGTAATCTTGGACCGTTTTGTAATAACTTTTAATGTTTTTATCAATAATACGAAGAACTTGTTGAGAACATTGCGCTTTTAATAATTTGTAATTGATATTCCCATCCAAGTTCTTAGTATTCTTCATGATAGTATCAAGTTCAAAATAAGATAACCACTTATCTTCTTTAGAAAGTGTTTCTCTGAAAATATATAACGCCTGATTGTACAAGTTATTGCTAATCTTGCACAAAGATGATATATTTTCATTCTGACCTATGTTGAACTTATATACTAATATCATGATTTTTAATACATTAAATGCTGTTTACAAATCATACATCTAAGATACGAATTACATTTGTATTACAGAATAGAATCTATTATTTTTAATGTTATTTTGCACCATAGTGATAAATATTTTAGGCAAAGTTAATTATAAAACCGACTTATACAATGACGGATCCCAAACTCCTTCTATATAAATCTCTGAAAAACTCAAACCACCATCACGAAGAGTAGTGACTTCCAAGCTGGGAATGTTGAAAACAGTGTAAACATCACCAAACTCACGGCTCAACTTAATAGCATTTCCGCTGTTATCAGCTTCATAATAACAATAACAATAATTTTCATTAATGCTTGGATCATATTCGTACCAATATGTTAGATCTTGTATATGGTCTTCTATATTACCAATTTTATTTTCACCTAATATAAAAATGCCACTATTGCTATGATGATAAACCATAGATTCATAACCACCATAATTCCAATTACTATTAAACATTATGTAACTAACATCGGAATCATGATCTTTTAATACAGGTCCTATATGTATATGAATTTTATTAAACTGACATACATAAGGTCTTTTTCCTCCAAGCCTTTTTATATCTTCATTAGATAACTTATTATAACATCCTCCCACGAAATTATCCGTAGCATTAAAGAATCTCCTTCTCATACTCAACACTCTTTGTTTAACTCATTTATAGAATCTGAATTATCAGAATTTTTTACAAGATTCTTATTCCTGTCTATCTCTTCCTGACTCATGTTTCTTATCATGTTCTGTATTTCTCTTCCAGATTGTAATAAGGAACGTATAAATTCACTGGAACTTATTTTAACTCCAAGATCGGGTTTAGCCCTGAACGCCTCACCGGTGTTGATGTTGTACAAATCATACAAACCTGAGTTCATGTAGAATTTGTATATCCAGTTTCCACCAGCTTTTTTGTATCCTAATTTGGTTAGCTCAGTTACACTCATGCCAAATTTAATGCCATTACGAGCTATTATCTTCTCTGGTATAGATTCTACCTTAGCCGGAACAGATATATATGCTTCGTTACCGCCATACAAGAAATAAGGAGATGTTACCCTTGATATCGGAGGAAACACTTCTTCGGCTATATAAGGTTTATCTTTTGCAACCTTAGACCCTTGCTTTGGATTGGATATTCTAATAAAAGGATTGTAAGTCATAAAGGTTAAACCGTATTCCACCTTATATCCCGACACGTTATTGAGGCCCCTTATAGCTTTAACTGTATGATTATGGGCAATAGTATCTATCCCATATCTGGATTCCATATCAGTCATGATATTATTAACCTCATCTCCTTCTACATAAATCTCATCTCCTTCTTGAATAGAGGTTATGCCGGCAGCCCTTCTAAGTAACCATAAAGTAACTTCGGCAATATCAGAGAACTTATCTCCGTTCTTCCTATAGTTATCTACTCTTCCTTCTTCAGATCCAGGTAAATAGACATCTCCCTCAGCTTTGCCATCATCTCTGGGTTGTCCTTCGCTTTTTCCATCTCCCTTTTTATCGCCATCTTCCTCAGTGCGTACTGCACCGCCTTCTGCACTTCCTTCTTTCCCATCATTTAAAATATTATCTGATTCTGACTCTATAGACTCCACAACAGCATCATACTCTGGAATGCCACTAAGGAAATCTGCTACGTTATTCAAAAACTCTATTTTTTCCTCGTTTGTCATATCAAGACTTTCCACGGGCCCCCATATGGCAGGCAAGTTGTTTGATTCTATTGCAGTAGAAACATCTTCTACAGTTTGGTTATCCACCGTAGACAAAACTTCAGAAACCAAACTATTGATGTCAGATTCCATTTTTTCTACTTCCTCTTTTGTGCCATATTCTTTTAGGGTATCCATGCCATTGACTCTAAGAGAATAATTCAAAGCCTTGCTTGGAACAAAATTAATATATTTCAAAAAGTTTTTCAACTCTGATATAATTTGTTCGTCAGATCTTGGACTAACATAATCCGCTACTACCTGATCTGTTTGAGAACGAAGCCAAGAAACGTATTCTTCTAAAGTCTTACCACCTTTACTGGAAGGAGTGGATATTTTATCACCTACTGTTCCTTTAGGTTCTAATCCCATTTCCTCTTTAAGACTTTTTGGATTACCTCTCTCACGAAGAAACCTCAAATCGCCTCCTACAATCTTCCTTGCTATAAAATCAAAAATATTAGCATAAGGCGGCAATCCTTCTTTTTCTATATGAGATTCTATTTCGTTTAACATAAGAGAGAAGTTTTTTCTGGAGGTACGCTTCTTGCCAGGTAAAGACTGCGCAGCTTGTGCCGCAGGAGCCGGCTGAGTTGATGGCGTCGGCTGAGTCGCCTGGACAGGCTCTTCCTCTGGCGTTTCCTCTTCATAAACATCCACGTCTTCTTTAGAAGTAATGGTCTTACCCTCATCGGAGAAAGGAAGTTCATCCTCTATAAGTGATTTGGGTCTGGAAGATGATTTACCAAACTGAATCCTGATCTTAGGAGCAACAAACATCTCACCTTCGAAATCTATTCCAGATTCTACTTCAGACGTCACAATATCTTTCACACTCCTACTTCCATCTTCTACCCACTTAACAACATCAGGAACCATAGATAATTTTTCTATAGCCTCACGAGCTTTTCTAAGCCCTGAAATAGGATTCAAATACGATACTTGATACGAAGCTGGATCAAGACCTAACTTGGTTAGATACGCATTAAGATCTTGTATGTCATCTTGACCCATCTGTAACAATTCAGAGTCACCGGATTCAAGCAGCATATCTATAAAAGAAATCCATTTCTTTCCTTCCTCTGATTCCACAGAACGTAGACTAACCGGGAAAAGATAATTAAGACCGTTTTTGCCTTTGATGACAACTACCGGAACTCTTACATTTTTGTAATTGTTTTTCTTATCGTTTAATATAGAATAAGCAAATGGGAAACCTGTGTATTTAGAGCCGTTCTTAAGCACGACTTTGCCGTTTAAGACATACCCCACATCAGATACTTTTTCAGCACCTTTTTCGGTAATAGGGAGATTTTCTACCTGGCCATATCCTTGACCGTTTACCTTCATGTTAAACACCGGTCTTCCAGGAAGGGTCTGGGCAACAACATGCGTGCCAACGTTGATGGTGGTCGACCGGCTGGCATTCTTCTTCCACTTATTAAAGGCCGTTCTCCTTATTTTACTTATACCGTCTATGCCACCTGTGTCAGCTTTTACAACAGAAACGAATCTGTTTCCACTCATGACCTTGATAACCATATTGGATACCAACTTATTCTCGGCAGATTCTATTTTATTTCTATCGCCGGACTGAACAGCGTTATCATATTCGGTAAAAAGAGACTGATTATAAGTATCATTGACATCTATCTCAAGATTAACCTTATCTCCTTTTTTCAAAGAAGATAATGCTTCTTGGTCTATTTTATCTACTTCATTCTCTCCGAATCCAACACCTGTTCTGTACGGAACCAATTCGTCTGAATCAAGACGCTTATAAACCAAAGAATATGAATTACCCACGTCCTGAATAGACACATCTGTGTAACGGTTGAGAATACGAGCCGATTCTTTGTCTATAGACCATCTCGCATGATAAGGAAGTTCTATCACGGTAGCTGTTTCTCCACCTATGTTAAGGAAGTATCTTTTAGTGCCATTAGCGTTCGTTTCAGAACTTATTTGAATAGGAACCAATGATTTTATCGAAGATACAAATTTGTCAGCTCTAAGACCTGCAATTTCATACCTTTCATTGCCATCATTGGATATTATTCTTACCATCAACGTCTCTGGATTCTGGGCACTATCTATGTTGGCTCCCGGCGTATTATCGGATTCGTCTAATTCATTTACAAGAGAATCTATATTAACATCATCTTCCCCAAAATTACTCAACGTAGATTCAGAGATACGACCTTTATCAATAATCCTGTTTTGTTCGATATAAGGAAGAAGATCCGTGATGTTTCCAACCTGGCCAAGATCTTCTATGGTAAATACCGAATCGGCAAGCTTATCTTCGTCAACTTTCTCCCCTTTGTCCCGTCTGTTCATTATATCCACATACGAAGAAATAGCATCATCAAGTTCCTGTCTTTGATCTGGTTCCAAATTTGATTTAGCCATATCAATAACGGTCTTGTTTTCCTCATACACAGATCTTGGACTTGTAAGCCTATCAGCCCTTTCGGATAATGATTTTATGAGATTAATAGGACTGTCACCTAAAGACGACACATAATCATCAAAATCTTGTTTGTGTTTATCATACACATCTTTTTCCCTTGCAGTAAGAAGATCAGCATTTCCTGTATATAATTTATCAATTATAGACTGCCTCACGACTGGAACCATAATAGGGTTATCCATAGCAGCTTCATAATCTTCATCCGATACAGATTCCGTAAGCGGCGACTCTTTTATATTATCTTCCGCTTCCTTCACCCTATCTTCTCTTACTTTATCAAGTGCGTGCATAAATGCCTTGATAGTCCAAGCTTCGTCTTCCGAAATCTTACCTTCTGACATAGCCTGATCTACCACCTCGTCAGTATCATATTCACCAACTTTATTAGGCTCTGCAAAATCAGGAACCTTGTCATCCTCCTTATAAGGAGTAGACCATAAAGAAGACAACGCTTTTAAAAATCCTCTGTTTTCCTCGGCTAAGAATCTTTTATCAAGCATCTTAGACAAGAAGTTATTCATATTCCTATAGTCTATCAAACTCCTACGGTATTCATTTACCAAGGATCTCATGGCTTTATCTTTAGCTGTAAACTCCTTTTCTTGTCTTGATTTTACATTGAAATAATCATCAAAAGCCACGAGCGTATCATAAGCCTCTATTACATCTTGTGAGCTTATAGGAGAAAGAGGTGATGATAAAACAGATTCGGTTTTACTTACCAACTCTTCTATCGAAAACTCTTTTCCTATTAACGTTGATAACTCAGACAACGAATTATTGTAATTGGTTCTAAGATCTTCCAATTCTTTGGTTTTTCGTTGTATAGATTCAGCTTGTGGGTCTTTTCCATCTACGTTACGAGGACGGGTGGCAAGATCTTCTATTTCGGATTCAAGTTCTTCTATCCTTGATCGTATGCCACGGATAGCCATCGCCCGCTCCCTCGCTCTGTCCGACAGCCGGGAGAACGTACTTAGCGCATCTGCCACGCGAGGCTGTCCCGAAAGCGTTTCTATGACAGAAGCTATGTCTTTCATCCTTGATTCTGATTGAAGACCAAGGAAGGCATTACGAGCTACGTATTTTCTAAATTCAATCTTAGAGTCATCACCTATAAGATCTTCAGCAAAACTCTGAGCAGATCTGAAATCAGAAAGACGATTATTATAATTATCAATAATAGAGTCCTTGTATTTCTTTGCCTCTTCTAAAGACATCCCATTAGCTTCAGCTATTTCTGAAATAGGCATCATATCAACCATCTGCCTGAAATTCTCAGCCGAATCCTCTAAGGTCCCCATTTGATTATCAATAGACATCTTTTCAAACATAGCATCATCAAGTTCCTTGCCGGTCATAGACTGAGCATCGGAACGAACTTGAGGCCCTAAACTCATTGACTTTTTCAACGTATTCAAAGCCGCCGTATTAAGATTAGAAGATGCTTTGTTATATTCATCCACCTGCCTCTCCAGTAATATCTGACTATTACTATACTCTTTTACCCCAAAGAAGCCTTCTCTCATGCCGAATAAAGAACCGATAATAGCACCGATTCCTATTTCAGTCCATCCTTCTTTAGACGTATATTGTTTTTTAAATCCGTCAGAAATAGCATCAAGAACATCGACGACTCCATTCATAGCCACATTGTCATATCTTGACTTAACATATTCTTCAGCCGTGTTCTGGACAGCACCTTGAGACCCTTCTTCCCATAAGCCTTCAGACACCGGTCTTTTCATGATATTGAAAACATTACCAGCTATCTTCTGTCCTATGTTAGGGTTGGTTATCTTAATAGCCATCTCTCCTGGCTTTGTAACTTCCGTCCCTAATCCAAATAAATGCTTATTAAGTTTCTTTTCCAGTCCTGGTATAGCCTTTCCTCCTAATCCTATGTATTTACCAAACAAGAGCCAGTTGGACAATCCTACTATACCCATATTAGCTGCAAATATCGCACTACCTACATCAGCATTAGAATTACGAAAAACAGCCATTTCCTCAGCATTAGGATCACGACCATAAATTTTACGATAATAATCCTTGAAGTCGGACTCGGATTGTTTCATAAAAGAATTTGCTTCAACCGATGACTCAAAGCCGGCACTGGTAGCCAACAACGTCATGGTCTTAGCAGCCTCTCCTACATTCCTCCCGGTAGCAACTCCTTTCCTTACATAGTCGTTAAACACACTTTTGAGACTTCCTATACCTCTGTTGGCAGCTTGTCTTGCTGCCAGCTTAGCTCCGACTCTTCCACCTAATTTGGCGCCTATGTTACCTAATGAACCAACTCCCAGTCCTCCGGTCATGTATGCTGATATCATGGCCCCTACGGTAAAAGACATTCCGTTACCAAGGACGTCATTCCATAAAAAATTACCGGTATCCTTGAAAAGCTTCTGACCAAAATTGTAATCTTCTACCTCCTTCTTGTAATAATGTGGAAGAAGCATGTCTATTCGCTGATCAAGATCACCAACAAACTTATCCATGTTCGTATTCAAAGCTGCCTTATAACTTCCCTCTGAAGCCATATTAATAAGCTTGTCTGGTAATGATATAGTTCCCTGGGCCCCATACAATGCAGACTTTAAGGCAAATTTACCTACACCATTCCAAAACTTACTCCAACCACTTTGCCTTCTGGCATAATAATCCTCATTATTTATACCTGGGATATAATTGGGATATTTTGTGCGCCATACCCCATCATTACCCATCTGATGACTTTCACGGATACTTACCTTCGGTCCATAGGGATTAAGAGGCGGCGGGGCAGGTGTAGCCCCCCTGTAGCTGTTACGAGCCAGTGCCTCCGAATAGCTGTTGCTTATCTCCTTGGCTATATACGGTTCTTCATACTGGGCAGCAGCTATCCTTGATGCATAATCTGGAAATTCAGGTTGAGCATACACGCCCTCTCCCGGCATATAATTAGGAACCAGAGGCGTTGTCGTCTCTGGTAATGTAGCCGGAGTGTAATTTTCTTCTTCGGCTAATTTCCTTTGCCTTGCCACATCTTCGTAAGTGGTTTTAGCAGCAGGATTATATCTATTTACATTACTGTCTGTTGCCATAAAGCTTTTGCAAAAAATCGTTCAACTTACTAAACTTATCGTTATTGTTGGGCGTAATATCCATCCCTCTCATATATGGATCCCTCATCTGATCAAGACGCTCCTGAACAGCTTCCTTCACGTATTTTACAAAGAAATACTGAGGACACTTCTGGTGAATGTTATTCCAGTAATCCGCATACTCATCATTACCTGGATCCAAAGGAACAAAATCCGAGAATAACAATGCAGGATTTTTAGAATTTTTAGTCCTTTTGTCATAGAAATTGACCGCTACCTCTCTCGAACCCCTATCATCCATTCCTTCCAACTGAACTGATATGTTATCAGACATGTCAATAAAATTATCAACAAGAGTTTTAATAACATTCATTTCTTCTGGCTTAAGGTAAGAACCATGTATTTTTACTATATCATAAAGATCATTCTTGACATCAGCCTTAGAAGCCAAACGGGGAAGACCATTACGTATAAGATACTTATCATAAGAATAACCTTCCTTCTTTCCGGTATCTACAAAATCACAGGTTCCAAAACTTGATTTGTAACCATCTACCGGATAATTACGCTCCTCAACCGAAGGATCTATACCTGCCTTAAGAAGTTCATCATTCGTAATCTCAACCCTTTCTGTAACATAAGAGTCTCTACCGGATCCTACTTGAGCAGTCAAAAATCTTCTGACAGTGCCATTATCTATCTCGGCGTCCATGTTGATGGTATTAATAGCAGTAGGATCCAGATTGTTTACCTTTCCTGCCATGTAACCAGACAATCTTCTAAACTGAGCCTTCTGTAAAGACTTTTCCGGTGAATCAGCATTCCAATTATATCTTTTGTAAGAATCAAGATAATGATACTGAGATAACTTATCAGAAATCTGATCGGGAGATACAGACATTTTTATCTCATCCTGCATCTGACCTGCTATCATATCAGACACCCTACTGTTTTTCTCAGCATATCTTAGCTGGGTAATAGTTAACGGTTCACCTTCCTGATAATCTTTTAAATCTATATCACCGTCCTTATCTATGGTCATATAATCAGATATATTAAAATCAGGATCGCCATTGAGTTTCTTCATTCCATTAATAAGAGCCAACGTACCAGTAGAAGAACTATTGCCATCGCTTGTAATAGCATCAGATATGTTTTTCCCCAACTTACCGGCACTCGCCTTAGCTCCTAATGACGGAGATATAGCACCAAGAATGTCTATTCCTCTTGAAGGATCCATCATATATTCTCTAAACCCTACGGCATCGGATACACCAGTTGTTATGGCCGTGGCGAGTAGGAAAGCTCCGGCCTTATCATCTGTATCGGTAAGATTTATAAAAGAATTTCCTTTCATAAACTTAGCATTACGAATTTTACTGATAATATCCTTATTTTTTTCAGTAACTATATTATATATCTGATAATCAGTTATATTGTTTATAGCCTTTGAAGCTCCATTTGCCTTAGAATCAGAAACCAATAAAGCGTCATAAGCTTCCGACAATCTGTTATTGCCTTGTCCGAAATATCCGTTTTTCTGACCTCCATTATTTTTTAAATACGAATACACTCGTTCTTCAGGAGTCATATTAGCATACAATCCTGGGTCAGTCTTTTCTTCTTCGTATGATGCTGCAACGATATTGCTTCTGTCTGTAGGAGATAATGAATTATATAGTTTCAATAAATTTGCTCTACGCTCTGCGGAAGAAGATGTGAGTTGTTCATAAGGGATATTAGCCAAATTAACAGATCCTATCTTACCCGTTCCAGAATTGATAGCCGTAGGCCCGTCCATAGGAGCCATCGGCACTCCTACACCGCCTGCTCCTCTTGTGCCTCCGGATGAGCTTTCAGTGCCCATCTTGGAACCGTAAGTACGCATGTATTCGGTTTCAATCTTAGCCTGAGCAAGCTGCTCATTCGCCAATGATATTTCAACCATAGACTTGGCATTGTCAGTCAAAAACTTTTGCTGAGCCCTATCCTCTGCCAATCTTGCAAAATAAAGATCATCTTTCTTCCTTTCAAAACTTGTATTGTCGTATCTCCATGCATCAGTCATCTTATCGAAAAGATTATTGGTAACAACAAAATTAGCAGCCGCTACCGGATCTGATGAAGCTATTATCATATCTGCCTCCCTCTTGGCTTCTGCTTTCTGATTTTTAGCTTCCTGTATCTGACTATCGATACGATCAATAATATCCTTATTATCCCCTACTGATTTCTTTTTTGCTTCCAATGCTCCTATATGCCTATCGTATCTTTCGACATAAGATCCAATGTATTGGCTAACCAAATCCGGATTACTGAATACTGGATTGGTAGCTGCCATGTATGATGCTTCTATTCTCATCTGATTCCTCATGTTTTCAGATAAGTTAGCAGACACGAAATTCCTTATCTGGGAATCAGTAAGTTCATCTACGTTGACTTCTATAATTCCACCAGTAGGTTTACCCTCTACATCATATTCTGTAGTCTGAATCTTCCTTCCTTTATTGTTTTCCCTAAAATCACTAACCAATTTATTTATTTCCTTAGTATAATCAATATAAGGAGAATAATGAAGACCTCCAAGCCTCGATCCGGCTTTACCATCTGATCGCCATTTATAATAAGGATCCAAAGCATGCCATTCATTAATAGGAGAATAAAGTTCAGGATGATTCTGTTTTATAGATTCTATTTCCTTCATAACCCTCTTACCTTCTTTGGTGCCGGCAATCGCGTTAATGACCGTATCATCCAACACCGAACTTATTTCTCCTTGTATGGCTCTCGTAACACCATCAGAAGAAAGATCCACGCCTTTGAATTTTTGATTGATGTTAGCAATCACACCTGACATCTTATCTTCCATATAAGCACGGGCTTCAGGCTTATCTATCTCTTGACCCATAAGATAATCTACCTGGGTATAGATCTTTTCACGAGCAGCATCAACCTTCTGCTGTTTGTACATCATAACGTCCTTAACAAGATCTATGTTGTAAGGACTAACATACGGGGCATATTGCCTTAAAATACTATACTGTGAAGCCACTATTTGGTCCTCCTTCTTCTTTTAGTTTCATCATCTTCTTCATTTAAACTTCTCAAGTAAGGTGTGGAATAATCACCCATATTCATCACATCCTGATCACCTTGAACGTAAATAATTTGACCACTTGGAAGCATTCTCATATTCGGAGCTATGGAAGCTATGGTGTTCAATGAAGTTCTAACATTAAACTTATTCTGTATCTCGCTGTTTATACTGTCATAATAACGAGCAAGATTTTCATCCCTTATAGCCATAGCCTTCAATAATCCGGATTCATAACGTTGCCTTTCCGCTATGTTCTTATCATCTGTTTGAACATAAGCCATTTCGTTAAATCTATCAGCTTCGTTTATTTGCCTTGCGTTATTGAAATTTACTTCGTTAATGTACTTGGCTATATTGCTTCCGGCTATGGCGTTCATATTAGCCAGAATAGCGGAACGCTGAGAGTCGGGCACGTCACCTATTGTGTCCAACTGAGCCGATGTCGCGCGGTTGAGCTCGTTGATATACTGATCAGCAGATTGAAGAACCGGATCTATTCTCGGAGCCTGATGCCTTTCCAATCCCTCTATCTCTAATCCGGTATCAAGCATCCTCAACATCTCAGGGAATATAGGGCCTGATAAAGCAGGGCCGACGCCTTTTCTTCCGTTTGTATCATCTTCTTCCTTTTCTTCCGTTTCTACAGTAGTATCAATAACAGGATTTTCTTTCTTCACTTCTATCCTGCCTGGAGAACCTGGGTTGGGAAATTTAGGATCGGTTCCTACAGGTTCAGCTTCTATAGGTTTTGATGCTGGGTTTACGGCTTCCAATACGAAGTCCATTTCCGACATCAAACCACTATCTCTTAAAGCAGCAAACTTATTATAATCGGCACCCAGAATCTTCTTAGCTGCATCAGATTTATCACCAAATAAGTCAACATAATTCTTTATCCCTTTTTCATTCAACAATCTCTTTTGTTCAGGAGTAACTACATCCAATCCATAAAATGATCTGGTTGCCGTAGTTTGTCCAAATTTGTCATCTACGGCAAATGAGTTATATGCCGATTTACTTCCTTGGTCGTACTTACCGGCATCTTCTCCCCAAAATCCGTATTCGTCTCTAAATTTCTTGGCTTTTTCGGCATTGGCTATAGCACCTGATTCCGCCAAAGCCCATAGGCTATTTAGTTGGCTATTGTATCCAGTCTGGAATCCTTCTGTATTAAAATCACCATCCGTATTGTATTTATTAGCCCAACGGTTAATATCAAGCAAATTAGAAATAGCCTTGTTATTTACCCTACCATAACCGGCACTACTTCTATGTTGCAGATTTTGATTAGAATTTACACCAGAATCAGGATTAAGAATCTGCTCTCTGTCCGCAACATCTACTATAGACATATTAAGAGTACGTCCAAACTGCTTCATTAAAAGCTGCTGTACTTTCTTACCCCACTCTATCTGTTCCTTGGTAGGACCGCCTTCAGCCATTTTCCTAACTCTCTTTACATACTCATCATATATCCAATTTTTAGCATCAGATTCAGATACGTTAAGAGCCTTAGCTTGTTTTCTCACAGCATTTAAATCAACTTTTCCGCCATCTCTAAAGAAAGCATCTATCTTTTCTTGGCGCTTGGATTCCTCTTGCTTGTTATAAACGATGTCAGCAAAAGACCTGAATTGCGCCTCAAGTTCGTCTATTTCCTTTTGATTATCATTTACGTACTTAGAAAGAATGGACTTATTTAACTCAGAAGTGTTTTTATCCTTAACATCCTTATTCTTTTCCAACCTCTTGAAAACACGTTCCTGATCATCATACTTTTCAGACAATCCTATTTTTTTCTTGTACCTATCAAGAAGCGTAGCATACGTATCTTTTTCCGTAGCTCTAATGCCATAATTTTCCCTTATGTAAGAAGCAAAATCATCATCGATAGTACGGTAATCTGAAATAATATGAGCTTCGGGTAAATCAACAGGAGTGCCGCCGTCTTCATGCCTGCTACCTTTTGCCTCCATAGGGCCAACATCATCCGGAGTCGAAACATATTCTCCTTTTTCTATCTCAACATTGGCATTATCCTCCATAGATTTAGGAAGAGGATAAATATATTCCCCTGTCATATCAGACGTATCTATTCTCTGACCATTTCCAAGATTAATACCTCCCCCTTCACGCTCCCATCGGATAAACTGCTGACGGCGATTCTCGGCAAGTTTCTCTCTTGCCGCTTGTTCGTCTCTACTGGCGGCATAAGCCTCAGAAGAAGCCCCCATAATATTACGGGTAAGACCCATCCCAAGACTAAGACCGGATAAAGCCGCCTCCGCTATGTTAGCACCGGTTTTGTTTCCAGCCCTTATTCTTCCCAAACTCGCACCAAACATCTGGGACCTACCAGCAAGATCAGAAGAATAATAAGGAGCAGTCATAGGATCCAAAGGATTTCCATCTTGTGATCGCTTTTCTTTAGAAGAATCAGCATCAGAGCCACCTACATTCATTGCATTATTAACAACTGATTTCTCTACGTTTTTAACCATGCTCCTATTATCAGCAAGATATCCTGCATATCCTGCATCATGATTTTCAAAGAATGGATCAGATGTAGGCATATTGCTAAATGGATTTATCTCCCCCTCCTCTGCTTCTAAAGTCACATCATAAGGCATATATATATTCTGAATATCAGATTTACCCCATTTATTAACAGGTGTTCCATAATCAAGAATAGGCTGAGTAGAGGATACATTAATATCCTGTTTTTTATCCTGAACACTACCACCAGGAGCGAATACCGGACGATTTTTTATGATTCGTAATTTCATACTTATCTTTTTTCACAAAGATAAGAGAAACAAACGAGAAAATCCAACGTTATGGGATAGGTTTAAAAATCAGGTATGTATAGCGGACAAACCTCCTGAATCGGGATCGTACTTGAGTCCGTATGCCCTGCGATAAGCCTTGAGTACTCTCTTGTATAAAAACAATACCGTCTTGGAAACTATTTTCTTTATAGACTTGGTTAAAACCTCTTCTGTTGAAACAGACATAAGACAGCCATTCAAGAACGACCTAACATTGGAGCCAAACAAATTCTTGACCATTTTCCTAAATAGTCTAAAAAGATATGATGCTGAAAGAACCTTTAACCCATTGCGAACCAATCTTTTGTTTAAATAAGAAACAGCCTTATCAGATTGCAGAAATGCAGGGGTTCCATACGTTTGCATCCAAGAATCCCGTTTGCTTTAGCTATGGGAGTATGTCAATAAAATATCTCAACTTCTTATCCTTCTGATAAAAATGATGAGTATTCTTATCGTAAAACAGGTTAAAATATCTCAAATTTCCTAAACATTGACCAGCTGGGCGGCGTACCACATTGTACCCTAAATTGCTGAAACTATTGTAGATAACTTCTATCGGAGAGACTTGCTCTTTCTTAAAGAGTTCGTCGTGTAACTTGTGAGGATCTATTATTTCGATTAACTTTGTCTCCGTAATTATGTTCTTTAGTGCAAAGATATGATTTTTCATCATATGTTCAAATAAGAAAATGCACGGCCTTGTATCCGGTTTGAGAGAAATAGGATACAAGGTTTTTTATTTTATGACGGTTTAGATAAGAGACAAAAGAACGGCTCGAAACGTAACCGACTGATCGTCAGTGGTGGGACAACAAATCTTGAACTAAAACTACGCCTATAAATAGTCTCCGTTTTCCTTAATATTAAGACCATTTTCAATGATCTTACTCATTATATTATTTATATTATTTTATATACTTTACCATTTATTCATATAATTGTTTGCAGTGAATGAACTTAACGACCGAAGGGAGTTAAGTGAGTGAACGGATTGACAAATTACTTTTTCCGTCTATTGTATTGTTTGCCTAATTGTGTTAAAAGATTGAGTATCGTGACCGAAGGGAACGATGCGAAAGAACATATAACATTTAAAAACGACTGAACCTATCGACTAAAGGGAGATAGGTGATGGAGTGACGTTAATAGTTATATTAGGTAGCCAGTGGAGAATTAGGCAGGGAGTAGGCGAGACGAGCGTCCATGCCTGTCAGGACAGCGGAAGTACATAGGTCTGTTCTGTTAAACCAAGGCGATGACAGTTCCATCCTTCACGAAATTGCACAAAAAGCCGGATTATTTCGATATCGTTCTTCAACCTTCGGTATCCGCATAACGAGTCTCAAATCCGGCTTCGCTTTATTAATATGAGAAATAAAATAATTGTTCTAATTATCAGTGACGCCTTTAATGCGAAGCTGAATATTGGGAAGCACGGCATTAATCAAAGCCATTTTCTTATCCTCTTCGCTTTCTTTTTCATGCTGTCTATACATCATGCTGTAATCACTGTCATCACCATCCTTTTTCCCGTCTAACGTCAGTAAATGATTTATGATGTCTTTACCATACGTTTCAGTCCATGTACGGAATCTCTCTTCCTCGGACTGTCTCTCCTGGGACTGGACTTCCGGGTTAGGGAGGGCGGCTGCCACTTCTACCTCTGGAAGTGTTACCGATGCTGCTATTTCTCCATCATCTCCGAATCCCATTTGACCATACAAAGATACGGAATTTTCTTCAATTTCCAAACCAAGATTTTTAGCAACTTCCATAGCATAGTCATAACGGTCATCATTTCTTATAACACTCTTATGAGGACGTCCTGCTCCTTGGTTCCAAGCTACTACAGCATCCTTAAGGTTATCGGCGTTCATAAAATCCTGCCGGCTGTAGTTGTAATACCCTGGTCCTTCTTTTCCTTTTCTTGTGTATAAGAAATTAGAATATCCGGTTTTCCCTTCGTATTCGTCAGCCAAGAACTCAAGTTGGTCTTTGAATGTGGGTGTAGAATGACCTTTCTTTTTGGCGTGCTTGAACAACTTATCCATGCGCTCATTATGCCATTGCTGTATGCCGTATGATGTTCTGTTGTCTCCATATATGTCATCTTTAAGACCGGATTCAGCCATGAGGTTACCTATGATGGCGAGAGCCTGTATTTTAGACATGCCTCTTTTATCAGTAAAGTATTCATATGCCTCACGTTGTTTGCCAACTACGCCACCTTCTTCGTATTTCCTTACAAACCTTTTAGGTAAAGCCTTGTCATTATTTCGAAGCACACTACCTTTCTTAGGATCGTATTTGATACGTTCCCTTATTCTAAGAGGGACATCCCTTTCCGGTATGATGTCTTCTGCTATCTTCTTTCGGCTAAAATCATAATCATCCTTCACATCCAACATATCAGCATCCGGATCCCATCTTACGCTGAAATTCTTCAACGCACCTAATCCTGAAGCTTCGTTTACTTTTTCAAAATTGTCACCATATACTTCTTCTCTAAATGGACTTACACCTTCATTTACTAAAATCCATTTTCCTGGATTTTCAAATATATTTTTATTTAGTTTATTAAGGACCTTCTTGTAATCTCTTATTTTTCGTTTACTTTTTTCATCAGCATCCTTATATGCTTTGTCAAGCATGTTGTTCATATACTCTTTATCTAATAAAGATTGTATCAAAATAGCTTGTTCTTGAGGCAATCCTACATACTGAGCATCATCATCATCGTCATCAAAACGATACTTGCTTGCCGGTAATCTACTTATATCTCCATCCGTGTAAGCCTTCCACATTTTCTCTTCAAAATCTGTGGCTGTATCTTCCCCTGATCTCTCCCTGTTAGGATCCAACATTCGTTTCACAGTAGGAATAAAATCGACCATTAAACTAATAGGATCAGTGTCTAATATTGGATTAACGGATTCATACCACTTATTAGGATCAGCATTATTGGATATGCCAACTGATTTTATATTCGAATCAGATATCCTGACCTTATTTCCGTCATATCCCCTACCTATATAACCTGTATCACCATATTTAGCTTCCACATGGCGAGCGTCTTCATACTTTGAATCATTAGCACCTTCTTCTATAGATTTGTCCTCTACGGGCTTGTTTTCAACCAGGACATAGTTACTGTCGTCATCCACCGTCCAAAGCTGGTCTGTTGGCGTAGTGAACACCCGGCGCTCGAAGGCACGGCGCTTCTTCTGACCGCCCATACCTTTCTCGTTTTCATTGTGGTTTATTTCTTTCACTGCCTTATCGTAGTCGCCTTCTTTAAGGTATTTAAAAAGCATCGGGCTTTTAGAATACTCCGGTCCTCCTGTATTGTAAAACAAACTAAACAAAGCATCTCTCTGATTATTGTTTAGATTTTTGAAATTAGGAGTTCTTCGTATAAATTCCGGAACAAACGTATTAACTACATCTTCAAATTCCTTATCGGCCTCTTCTACTGTTATACCATTCTTGTATTTTTTAAGAAGATGAGGAAGATGAAATCCGTACCCGATTGTTATATTTCCCTTCTTGTCATCATATAATTCAGGTTCGAACTTTTCCCACGATTTTAAATATTTTAGGATATTTTCTGAGGGCTTCCAATCTGATTTATTCTTCTTTGCCATCTTTTTCCTCCTCCTTCTTAAATTTGTGGTAAGCATCACATACCCTATCAACTAACCATCCCATCAGGAAAGCGGCATGCTCATCTCCTCCGGCTTCAAAACTGTAATCCATATTAAGATACTTACAATAAATAGAAAGACCGTGAAGACATTCGTGTCCTATGGTTCTCACATCCATGTCAGACAGCGAATGAAACAAGAAACATATTTCTTTCCTGTGATTGGTTCGGTTTCCCACGAAAATAGTTCTGCCGCCATAATCGTCAGTCCATCCTTCCCAGCTCTGATCTTCTACTTCCAAGTTGGCGAACGTCTTTGCTATATACTCTTCATCTGCTCCAAGCAATACCCTTACATTATAGGGGTATATATCATTTTTATATAATACTTGTTTCATAACAAACTGTTTTTCAACAAAGATAAACAAAAAAAACCGAAGATATACTCACGTACTTCTTCGGCTATACCTTTAAAGCTAAAACTTGTTTACTATGGAAATTACAATTGAAGCGAAATTATTTTAGAGCCATAATTGGATTACCCCATCTTTTTTTCCACTCTTTACCTAAATACATTCTTAATTCCTCGAATGAATGAACAAACTCCCCATCGATTATAGCTCCAACTGCATTCTCTATTGATATTATTTCATTTAACTCATTCTTCGTTGCAAAATTTCTGATCCCATCTTCGTGTTTATTGAAAACAATAAAATTTATAGCTTTTGCTACGATTTTTATCTTATCTGATAATTCACTTTTGTTTTTTATTAAAGAAGAAACAGACTTACACATCTTAATGTAGGCTTCTCCGGCTATATTTCTGTTTTCTATAAAATTGTCGGTAAGCCATAATATAACCTTAGCATATATTTCAGGATCTAACTCTAAGGCTATCATAACGAAAAAATACGGATTAACAAACCATTTTTGATCTTTTCCTTTTCCTCTCCTGTATGCCATTCCGTATTTCTTCAAATCGGTTAATTTGTTTATATTCAATGAATTATCTTTGAGTGTACGATATCGTACAGTACAAGTCAATTCATTGATATTCAATTCTTTAATTAATGCATTCATTTTCTCTTGAAAAGACGATGTAGACATTAAATGGTCGAGTCTTTTAGGCTCCAATCCCATAGCAGCTCTTTTCTGTGACAATACATCCATAACCTCTGTTATACACACAAAACCGTCTTTTGACATAACAGAAATGTTTCTACCCAATAATTCTCTACTTTCTGATTGTAATAATACGTTGCTTTTCATAATTTTACACCGTTTTATTGTTAATAAATAAGCGCCTACCTGTCCGTGACGGATCGATAGGCGCTACAAATATATTCAACTATTATTAAATCACAAAATAAAAACTACTTATTTTCAACTTGTTAAATATTGTAATTTATCTATTCTTAATCTTATCTTCAGAAATCAACCACTGGAATATGATTTTCCGGTTACTAATTACTTTCTTTATCCTCATCAGCATCCAACTTCCCCTTAACCTATCCAGCCATGACCGTCTGAAATTAAGAGCATCAGGATTAACTGACTTATTTATATCGTTATCGTCCTTGATCCAGATAGGTGTTTCAGATCGGTCATCGTCAACCCTGTTGAAGAAGTCATTTAACTTATGTCTTCTATATACCTCAGTATCCAGGACCTCAGTATGGTCACCTACGATCTTCGGATATGATATACGTTGTGCTAAATTATTCTTTTCTTCTGGAACAAGATGAATTTCACCTGAGTTGTTTGTGTCGTTATAGATAGTTATCGTATCCAAACCTATTTTCCTGTCAAGTGTGTAATTCACATCATCAACGTACTTCCGTGCATCAAGCTCATATTCTACAGAAGCCAACGTAGAGCCATTATATTTCTCTTTTATCGGCACTTCTAATATAAATGGGTATGTTGTTCCGTAGAATGTCTGGAAGCTCTTATTCGTCAGCAAATGACTCCATAAGCCACCTTCCCCGTCTAATGCCGGAAAGTTTATTCCTGTCTGGAAATATTGTTGCTGTTCTATATAATAGTCAGGACAGAACGAATAATAAGAAATCCATTCTTGTTTCAGACACGAATATCCGATAGTGAACGACACGTCCTTGAAATATTGTTCGTCCTTTAAAGATATTTCCTTATCGTTTGACAGCACCTCTGTTTCATTGTATAAGAACCTTCCACCATCATATTTATAATATGCCGGGTTCTTAACAGGTATATAATCTTTTTTCGTGATAAGTACCCTCTTATACCTGTTATCCCATCCAAGAGACAGACCAAGACCGATAAATTTATTGTCTGTATCTTCTTCTGTCATCTCTGTACCGGTTAAGATATTAGTTATTCCGTATCTAAGGATCTTAAACGGAAGATGACGCTTAAGCCAATGTCTGATACCTACACTAAGTTCCTTAAGATTGCGTCCATTTGGATCGGTCATAAACACCTGTGCTCTTTTAGTATCCACCCAGAAGTGACCAAATTCTGAACTAATTATTTCAGTACTCTGGGTTCCAGAATAGCCAAGGTCGGTCGTGTTGTACTCCAGAGGCCGGGACGCGAACAGACCGCCGGTGCCCATCTCAGCCCGCCCTGGGGAGGTACGCTCCTTGATTACGTCTATGGCGTTATGGAGCGAAACCTGATCCTCGAATCTGACAAGAATCTGATCGGATTCAATACGCTTCATGTGAATAAGCTTCCCGTTGTTGGTTGGGAACTCATGATAGTCCATAGGCTTGTACGTCAGCCACGGATCTGTTTGACTGTTTTCAGATACATCAGCCCTACTCCATATAACACCATTAGGACGTTGGTAAGCACAGTCATAAAAACGTCGTTCGTACGTTGCCGGCAATACATTTGGTGTTAGTGTCATCCTCGACGAATAGATAGGACTTATCTTGTAATCATTATCCCTATGGATAGATACGTTCTTTTCTTGTGTCCACCAAACAAAATCTCCTACTTTTGGATAGAATAATTCATAAGGCTGAGGGCCCTCTAATCTGAAATTACAATTTATTTCAGACTCTACAAGGAACTGAGGAATGCCATAGAACCATGTATAAAATCTTCCATTAACGTACCTGCCGGATGTGTCACCATTTAATTCGTATAAGCTCTTCCTGTTTGGATAAAAAGCGTATCTTCCTTTATTAGATGATGTCCAGCTATTGAAACGTTCGTTATCTATTGTCTCAAGAGCGTCTTCTCCAGTATCATAATTAACAAAATATCTTGGATACCCTACATTTCTGTAATCCATGTATGGGAATGGTATCATGTCTCCAATACCAAAAGCGCTATTATAAAAAACAGGGAATTTTCTTTTTAATGAGAATCTTGTTATTACCGTATCGCCACCGAACATCAGTTTCTTTTCATTAGTGAAAAATCCACATCCACCTATGGAAATCCATTTTATATCTTCTATCTGTCCATATTGATCCGGCCTATATCGCATAAGTCTCATATACGGAGAACAGATGTACGATACTGTTTTGGATTGCTCGAATGTTCTTCCTGCTACAACATCACTTCCAGCAATAACCGAATCATCTATGCGGCTACTGTCGTAATTGTAAACATAGTTCGGATATTCCAATAAATATTTCGATTTACCATCTCCTTTTTCACCTGGATCACCAAATGATAAAAATAACGAAGATTCACGATCTATATTATTAACGAATAAGAAACGTCCCTCATTATCATTTCTACCGGTTCCCCATTTAGAAGACATACTGGCATCCATCATCGGATATACGCCAGACTTAATGTACTTAACAGAAGATAAACCACGGGCAAAATTTCGTTCATACTTATCCTGATCTGTTATGCCTATCATTGAATTATATAATCCCACAGAAGTATAATACCATGCATGATTACGTCTTGGTCCATTGTTTATAAACGTATTAAGCCAATCATAACGATATTTACCGTACAATATCGGGCCTTTAGCAAGAGTCTGGCTGATGGTTGACACCATTGAAGAAAACAGCATGGCCACACTTAAATTAGTCAGGAATCCTCCTCCGGTAAGACCGGCCGACCCTCCTATGTATCCAGACTGCGCCCTTATCTGAAGCTCTTCTGCTATCATAGCCGCTATTGTGGCACTTGATTCAACTGCGGCAAGCGACGCAGCCATCGTGTATGCGGCAGGACCTAAGATAGTCCATTTTGGATGATCTTCTACAGGTACGAAACTGCCCACAGACATTCCTCTTTGAAACCCGTCTATACATACTTCATTTGGAAGTTCTGGCTTGTTGAAATAAATATCAGGTGAACAGAATGAATACCACACGTTTCCTCCTTTGTCGAAAGGATGAGATATAAACTCGTCTCTTTTGCCAGACGTATAATTATATTGATCTTGTGACAGGTCATTATATGGGTAATTAGGATAGATATTCACATTACCATCGTCTCCTATGTATCTAAGCATATCATAGGCTAATCCTGAAGCCACAACCGACCTATTTAGTCTCCTATCTCCACGATACAGTTCATATCCTACAATCGTGTCTCTTTGTTGTTGCGTAATCAAACCAGAATCCACTGCAAAATCCAAAAACACTTGTATGGTATTCTCATCTACCATAATACCTACCGGATATATTTCAGAAGCTATGTCATATCCACGTTCGTCACTATTCATGAACGGTATATGCTTATTATCTGGGAACCGGTAATGACGTATAGGTTGTTGACAAAATATGGTAGAAGTATCTATCCCTCCATAAGAATGACCCTTGAAATAAGATAATCCATCTTTATCAGATACAGGAGATCCATAATATTCAGTTAGCTTACTAATAATATTAGAATAAGCATCAGATTTTTTAGAATCAGAATAAGATCTTCCCGTATTTATCTTCATCCTGGTACTATCATACAATTCAAAATTGGCCGGATATTTTTCAGAGGATTCCCAATATGCAAAATCCCCGTATTTATAAGGACGAGGCTTGCAATTGATGGGCCTATCTCCACATGTCTGACATTTTGATGCAAATAAGACAGTTGATCTAAGTGTTATAGAATCCACAGACAAATCAATCTTATTTACCTCCTTTTCTCTTATACCAAAAATATACGGATATATAGTTTTACCTGTAACAAAAGAAACGCCTAAAATAGCACGAGACGGCTTCTTGCTTGGTTCCTCCTCCTCGTCTGGAGTATCCTTATTCTTATATTCACAGAATTGTATTTGCCTGAATGTCATTATCCAAGGAACAGCTACAACCGGCGATTCTATTGTTACATAAAAATAATTTTGCTTTATCGTTTCTTTAAAGAATTTATCATCTATAGTTCCCCATGCAGGTCTTGCTATATTAATAATAACCGAATGTCCTGAAGCATGTTCAGGCCTATCGAAATCTACCGGTATTGTGCCAAGTGGATTCCATGTCTCTATATCCTTCCAAAAAGAAACACGAACGTAATTGGTAGACACAGCATCCATTATACCATCTATCTTCCCAAGGGCTTCAAGATAAAGGACCTTATTTTCTTCCTTATATCCTTCTATATCCCATTCCTCCGGTCTATTGATTCTAATAAACCTGGCATTGGTCATTACATTCCTCACGAACTTACGAACTACAAACTCAGAAGCAAATCCTATATTAAGTTTATCTCCAGTAGGATTTTCGAATGTGGCATTATTTGCATATCCCTCAAATTCCCAATCGGTTTCAGGTATTCCGGTGTCCGAATTTTTGTATATCATATCCTGGAGCTTGTTGGACGCATCAGGCCAGAACTGTTCAATGCAATATTTCGGTCCGTTCTTTGACCGGTATTGATCATTTATTACCGTACTCGTTGATCTACCAGCCCTCCAATTACCTTTTCCATTTATCTTTTGACTCCACCCATCTATATGTAAAATATATCCTCCAAGGATGTAATTGTTGTTTTGAAAGTTATTATAATCAGACCTTGAAACAGTAGGATCCGAACAATAATTTTCAATATAACATCCACATGTACAAGGCATAGTATCAAGAACGTATATAGCATCAGATACGGTCTTTAATATGCTTCCTGGCTGTAAGTACGGATAAAATTCAGAACAAAGATGTCGTTCGCCATCGCCGGATACATCACCCGCGTTATCACCAAAAAATGCTTTATCCATCCATTCAGATAAAGAATCCATTGTATCATAATTGAATAGAACAGAATACTTATTTTGGTTCTCACCTCCGGTTGTATATAAATAGTCGGTAGACACGTGCTCCATGTCTTCTAATTCTTTATATATATAGTCCTCTACAATACCAGTTATTAAAGGAACTGGAGCAGACAATATAGATTCTTGACGATGGGGAACTTCGCAGTCTCCTTCCATTTCTGGTAACCTAATATGATCAATTGGCTCCATATAATCCTGTGTTCCGTCTTCTCTGTATTTGGTAGCTATATCACATATCTGTCTTTCATTGTTTCCATTCTCCTTATTATTACAAGCTACAAGACCTATATTTTCAGACAAATAATTTATAGGGGTTCCTACAATATCATCATAATCGATAATAAATCTTGATTTCCCTTTAAAAGTAGCGAAATTGCTTTCCACTATAACAGTTTGACCTACGGTAGCAGGATTATTACATTCTTTTTGTTCTTCATCTATAACAACCGCATCGTCAATTAATATCCCATCTCCTGCCGTATTGCTATACTGCCATACATATTTTCTTTCCACTCCTGAGCAATCCGGAGCATATGCATTTATAGACTGGTATGGGATACTGTCTTTGTTCATTTCTTCTCTTGCCTTATCAGAAGGAGGTGGAATAAGAACAAATGCTGGAGTTTTATATCCGGTGGATGTCTTAAACGAGATAGAAAACGGATACACTTCATTTCTCATATACCCTACATACAGCGAACAAGCGTTACCATCCTTATATAGATCTTCGTGGGCTACCGATGCCTGCCATTTTAGAAAATGCCCCATAAGAGAAACTACAGGCTGTAAATTCCACTCTTTTTCCGCAGTAAGACCATACTGCAAAAGACGGTTTCCGACTGACACTATTCCTCTTGATGTGTTGTACACAGCCCTTTTCAAGGAAATATGCTCAAATGTAGTTCTTTTATTATTAAGGTCAGAATAATAATATATAGTCTTTTCCGTAATAGGATGAATGCCTTCTATAAAATAATCAACTACCGGCTGCGTTTCCCCATTGTATCCTACTGTATTTTGAATAACAGCTACCTTGTAATGACTGACCTGCCTATCTAAGTTAGACACCTTAAGTCTTATACCAAGATTAGTTCTTTCTCCCCATTTTCCATCATTGATTCTAATATATTGTTCATCGAATACATGTACAGGATTAGTCAATGAAGTATAGTTGGTTTTCTCGTTGCCAAATTCATCGCACAAGGCCACAGCAAACTGATACACGCCGGCGCGTAGGCTGCCCCCGTACTCTATCTGTACCGGCTCCACGCATGGCTGGTCCAGTAGCGGAAACACCCTAAGTTTCTCACAAGCCAGAAAACATCCATTCTCCTGCATGAACTTGTCCCTATCATATTCTTTATCGCATATCTTATACCCATGATAATGATACCAAATATCTCCTTCATCATCCGGAGTCAGAGCCTTGTCTACAATAACATACCTGGGAGGATTGTAATCGTCAGTCCAATAAATGCATTTTCCACATTTCTCTGTCTTTATCTCTATAGTTTTTATAGGATGGTAGATAGAGAATTTAAGACACGGATCCTGCTCATTGTCTTCCAACAAGGTCTTCATGCCCGAACATAATGATTCTGATCCTGATACCATAGATTCTATATCGGAATCAGACAGGATACTTGTATCAGATTCAGGCTTGAAATAAGTTATTTTAGATACGCCCGTCTCTGGATTAGTTATAAAAAAATAGATATTACCAGACGTAAGATCATTCTTGTATCCAATAACTTTAAACCCATCAAAATCTATACACTTAAGATTACTATGTTCATTTGATCTCATGCCAACATTACCATCTTCGGATTCTATGTTGGCATTCAAGGCAAACGTATAATGCTGCTCCGTAAGGCTTGACGGATGCAGATCACGGTTCATACCTGTTTGAGGTATCGCTATGTTTCTGTTATCTTCTGCCGCCATTTTAATAACTGTTTGTCACAAAGATAGCAAAATAGAATCAATCATGCATTCTTTAAGGTATCAGCGAAAATAACTATCTTTCGAAAAAAATACATCATCATACAATATGAGAAGAAGATTTAGCAATATTATGTCAGCAAATTGTCTTATCCCAACTTTTGTTGGAACATATGATTTCAATAGATCAAGCATATTAAACAATGTATCACTTTTTAAAATATGCAATAGAGAAGATATGTCCAGTAGCGCAAGTCTTGCTACTTATTTTGCCCAGCAAGCTAATGCAACATACCAATGTACAACCCTTGACCAACCCGAAAAAAACGTAAATGCCCTATTTGGATATAATAACAACATTGTATATGTCAACATAAATAATAATAATCAACTTGATTTTAACATGAAATTAAAATTCAGCGTTGATGATATATTCTTCTACTTACTCATTCTAACAAAAAAATGGAGGTTCTCCAGATCACCGTTATGCATATATGCAAGAACTAAGTAGAGAAGAATACAGTATAACACAAGTATATGAATATATAGAGTCAAGTTACACCGATTTGCCCTATATTGTTTTATGATTCAACGGTACCAAACGTACTCACATAGACACTTGGATATATCATATACCCTTCTTCACTAAGAGTCAATGTTTTCACTGATTTTGTAGTAGTAGGAGTAAGTTCTATTCTATCCATTGTAAATACTCCATTTTTTGCTTCAAGATGAATATAGAAATATATGTAACTAAGCCAATCCCCATATTCTAACAATTGAATTTCAAATTCAACAGTCATATACCCATATTCACTTGCGAGTCCACTCCCAACTTGATCGATTATTTTGCGATCTTCCAAGTCATATGTCACAATAAATTCCGCTGTTTTTATGCTGGTACATGAAAGGCAACGTTCTGTTACTTTGTACTTTATAATTTTATGGGGGGGGGTGAACCAATATCAAATCTTCTTCTCATACCATAAACTTTTTTTTAATCTCCAATATTATCTACAACCCCTACATAAAAATCAGGGATAGGATTATCATTGAAATTTCTTATTTGAATATCAATATAATTATAGAAATAATTATCAACTGGATCCATTATCGTCACATTACTTTCTAAAACCCCGTCTTTGTATGAATACAGTTCCTCATGTTCGGAATCAATGTAAAAAATATATCTTGGTAAATCCTGGGTATTAACTGTTAGATGATTATTAAACAAACTTAATTTAGAATGATCAGCAGACAGAAGTAACAATAGAAATGTATATGAAGACTTATCTCTTATTATAATATCACGATTAGATGATACATTAGACAAAACTTTGGATAAATCAAATTCTCCAAAACTTATCTTGAATTTCTTTCTTCTTATTGGAGTTATATATACTGGACTATTAACTACAATATTATTCCATTTAAATTGACTCCCTTCCATTACAGGAGAAAAACAATTACCCATCACCATATTAACATTTTCAAATCTTAGCCTCATAACATCTACTTATAATTTATATCTTTTACCCCTAATTAACACAGTGCCATCGCCACCTTTCGTCGATTTTCCCGATGCATTTCCCCCAGCTCCACCACCGTAGCCGCCACCACCAAGTCCGGCACTCCAGCCAGAAGCCAAAGAACTACTTTCATTACTGCCTTCGCCACTCCCTTCTGTATAATCTGATGTTCCCGGCTGAGACGTCTCCCCGCCTGATTTATTATAGGAGCTTGCCCCACCTGCTGCATTCCTTTTACCATTAGATTCCCCAAAATCACGCGTCGTATGTCCTTGCCCCGATGTTCCACCATTGCCTATACCATCTGAGCCTCCGACCGAATGAGTAGATCTACCTACCCCTACACCTCCCGAACCACCATTTCCGTCTCCATTCCATTGAGACAGATGGCCTCCTTCAGCCCGGTAAAGCGAACTCATAAACTGTGAATATCCCCCATTTGCGCCACGAACTCCTGCACCAACTATAATTTCAATAGTTTGTCCTGGTGTAACAGTTATCGCGTTGCCATCTCTATATCCAGCGGTATCCTTCTTATATGTTTTAGTATAGCCACCTCCACCGCCTCCAGGAACTCCTAATACTGGATTATGTGAACATCCTCCGCCACCACCAACCAAAAAGACATCTACTTCCGTGCATCCTTTAGGCACTACCCATGTGTAATTTCCTGCCGGATAAAACCTTATGATAAAATCTTCAAGCTCCCTGTCTTTATTTTCAAATCTTCGCCTCATGTCACACAAATATATAGGTGAGTTCTATCAATTCAATTTATCCTCTTGTATCAGACAGCAGAACTCTTTAA